TGGGGCGAGGGGGGGGGAGGGGGCGAGGCTCAAGGCCCCCGGGGGTCGCCACCCGGGTCCAAGCCGGGGGGTGGGGTGGGGGTGGTCGAGGCCGGTTGTTCGGTCCGGTCAGGGTCGATCGGTCCGGCCAATTCGCTCTCAGCCGGGGGCAATCGGCCTCCCATGCGGCTCTTCGCTAGAGCAGCGGATACTGAATCCGCTGCTGCGTGTCCGATTTGCTTGTCGGATGAAGGGCTTGCATCGCCGCTACCCACGACTTTCTCAACAGCTGTGGGTGCGAGGTTGAATTGCAGGGTGATTCGCCCCGGATTCGCGGCCTCGGCGCGCTCGCCGTAGATCGCCGGCAGCGCCTTCGCGGCCATGAACCGCAGGACATCGGACAGGACTTTGGCCTTCGCTGGGTCGGGTTCGGCCTCGACAACTGTCTCCAGCCGCGAGACGCAAGAGTGAGCGTACGCTTCACGAGCGCGCGCGAGGGCGGCCAGCCTTTTTTTACCCTCTTCCGTCCCCGCCCTCTCCCCATGCAACACCCACCAGAACATCCCGAACGTGATCCCGTGGGCTTCCACCGCTTCGGCCAAAGCCTCTCCGTCCCCATGAAGGGCGAAGATGCTGTACAGCGTTTCGTCGCTGATGTCGGCGGGCTTTCCGGCCTTCAGCCACTCGGCATGCTGGGTGATGCGGAACATGCGGCGCTGTAGCCGCTCTGCGGCGATGATGCGCTGCGCCTCGGCGTAGGCGCGCTTCAGGGCGACGAGGTTGTCGCGAGCTTCGATTTCCTTCCGCTTCCATCGCGCGGCGCGTTCCTCGGGCGCCTCGACCCGCTTCGGCTTCTTGGGCACAGCTGTTCTCGCTGCGTCAGCCATGCAGCACCTCCGGTGTAACGCTGGGCGCGTTACGCGGTGCCTCGTCTGGCAGTCCGAGTACGGCGCGGCGCGCCCGGTGAGGCGTGGCGATGCGGCCGTACAGCGGCGAGGCCAGCCTGCCTGCGATCACGCTCAGCGCCTGCGCCCGGCGCTTTGGGTCATGCTCCCGCGAGCAGAAGGCGAGGTACTCCGCACGGTGGGCGACCGCTTCCTCGTCGAAGCGGTACGCATCGTCGATCAGGTAGCGTTCCCACCACGCATCCGGGCCTCCGTCGGTGGCAAGCTGCCGCCGGCTGTGGACGCGCTCGTGCGCCATCAGCGCCGGGTGAACCTCCACGCCGTGCGGATTGTAGATGCGCTCGCCGTAGGTGAAGATCACGCCGTACGGTGGAGTGACGCCCATCTTGACGCCGACCCAATCGTAGAACGGCGGGAATTCCTTAACGATTTCAAGAGGTTGTGACATTCACTCCGGCTCCCTCCGGTGCCTCCAGCTTTGCCGCCTCCGAAGCCTTTGCAATCGCCTTGCCAGCATCCTCCGCCGCGACCTTGATGCGCTGCTCTTCGTCCTCGATCGCCTTGGTCAGGAAGTCGCGCAGCACACGGCGAAAGGCCCACACCTCGGCGGCGCTGTTCTCGCCCCACTCGGCGGCGCAGAGGCGGCCGTGGGCGTCGATGGCGTACAAGCCACCTGCGATGCTGCCGGCGCGCTTCAGCGCGAACCTCGCAGGCGGGAACGCCTTGTGGACCGCGCCCTGCTGCAGGGTGTCGGCGGTGATCTTCGGCGCCGGGCGCTTTGGCGCCGGCTGTGCTTGCGGTTCGCTCATGCTCCCTCCCCCACGTAACGCTTCTGTCGTTACAGCTGTGGCCTGAACAGCTGTGCGGCCAGCTGTCCGTGTGACTGTGAATGCACCCCGCGCCCCCTCGTCGCGCTGTGCGATGTAGACCCGGCGACCGTAGCCGCCGGGCAGCCCAAGTCCGCCCCGTCAGGAGGAGGGTTTGATAGAAGCGGATACCAAGGGCCTATCGAGCGGTGGTGCCGCCACCGCGCCCGAGTGCGAATTTTGGGGAAAACGATGCCCTGCGTAGTTGAGCGCGGCGTCGGGCATCTTGTTGTTCTTGTTTCCCGAGAGACTAGGCGAATACCCCTTTGCTGTCAACAGCCTGCGCGCCGCATTCAATGCTGTTTCTACCTGTGTGTCGAGGTGTGTGAGCAATTCGCCGAAGCGATCGTTCCAGCGATCATGCTCGTCGATGCGCTCGCCGCCGATCACAGGGTATCGCCTGCGCCCCTTGCCACGACAGGCGGCGCAGACGCGCGCGAGCAAGTGCGGCGTTCCCTCATGCGACTCGAACTTGCGCCCCTTGCACGAGCGGCACACCGGGTCGAGCCAATGCGCGACCCCGGCCTCGGCGAAGCGGTCCCACCATCGAGCGCCCTTGGGCAAGTCCCAGCGCGACCGCATCCTGTCGCAGTAGTGGCGCGAGTGAAGCACCGCCACGTAAACGTCCACGCGATCATCGCCAAGGTACAGCCGCGCCAGCGTTGATCCGAGCGGGTAGCGCATGCTGGCCCAGCCCAGCGCGATCAGGGTGTCGGCGTCGCATCGCTTGTCGAGCAGCAGCGTCAAGTCGTCCGAGCGGAACGCCCTGCTGCACACCTCTGCGAAGCCCATGTTCTTGTTCTCCCCCAACAGTCGTTCGCAAGGGATTGAATTCTGCCTGAATTCTCCGTTGTTACAATTTGTTACAAAAAAGTTGTGTGAAACAGCTGTACAACAGCGTAGTATGACGATCGTCACACATTCACACACGGAGGTTCGGCAGGGCAGGCAAGTGGGGGGAACGGCGGAACGGTCCCCTCGGAAAACTCGGTCGAACGGCAAGGTCGCCGGTAGGAACCCCGGCAAAGAGACTCCCCCGAACGATGCGCCCGAACGACGTGACTGTCCTACTGCGGCGCGACTCCCCGGCGATGGGGAAGGCAAGGCGAGTGGTGAGCGGCGAAGTGAGACCGCAATTCCCCGCCTAAACCGACCCCGGAGGTGTGAGTGATTTTTCTAGAGCGCATCAACGTGGTGCGCTCCAGTTCGATCATTCGGAGGCATCAATGGCAAACGCAATGTGGAACAGGTACGGCGGCAAGTGCCGCGTGTGCCGAGACTACGTTCCCGCAGGCGAGGGCATCGCGCACAAGTCGCCATCGGACGTACGCTGGGGCACGTATCACCATCGCTGCGCAGTGGAAATCGGCATGGTCAACATCGTGGTGCCGATCGCCCAAAAGGCGGCGCTGTTCGAGGATTCCGAGTACGAGCGCGCGGCGAAGGCGGCGAAGAAAGCCGCCGCCCGGGCTGCGTACGAGGCGCAGTGCAAGGCGATCCTCGACGCCTGCGGCTTCAACTGGGACGGTCGCAAGTACATCGATGGCAGCAAGGAAATGTATGCCTACGGCGACAGCGATCAGTTCGAGGTGCCGTACAGCGGCGACCCGACGCAGGAACAGCTGTCCGCTGGCGCGGCGCTGCTCGACCCGCCGACTTCATCCTACGGCGCGCTGCGCTGGTCAACCGGCTCGTCCCTCGTCTCGTATGACGCGGCGCGCAAGGTGGCGATCGTTCGCTGCGGCACCGGCATCTGCGACTAGCTGAGCAGCACCCGGCGCGAGAGCGCCGGCAAGCGCATCGCGGTGTGCTTGCCAGTGTTCTCGCATCACCCTTTCGTTTTCACAACAGGAGGCACCTATGGCGAATCTCAATTCGCTGAGCAAGCTGAACCTCGTGGCTGTGGGCCGCAGGCTCGGCATCAAGATCGGGGACTACGCCCGATTGAGCAAGGGGGACCTAGTGTCCCTCGTGGCCAGCTATCCCAACGCGCAGGCGCTGGAATCGGCGGTCAATGAAGTGGTGGGCATCACCATGCCTACGGGCATGACCGCGCCCGAGCAGCAGCCGATCGCCGCTCCGGCCGTGGGCCTGCTCGACAGCACGGCATTCGCGCAACCCGCCTTCGTCCCGAAGGTGATCGAGAAGAAAACCTGCAAAGAGGTTTTCGGCATCGACCTCAAAGACGCCGAGGGGAACCGCATCATGGCGTACGTGTGGGACGATCCCGAGGCCCCCGAGGTGGACCCGCTGTACAGGTTCGAGAAAGACCTGCTGCAACTGGCGATGGCCGCTATTTCCGGCGGCGACAACATGTGGCTCTGCGGTCCGAAGGGAACGGGCAAGACGGAGTTCGTGAAAAACCTCTGCGCCCGGCTGGGCCGCGCCTTCATCCGCGTCAACTTCGACGCGAGCGCCGAGAAGTACGAGTTTCTCGGGGGCGAGCGCATGCGCGGCGGCAGCACGGTGTGGCAGGACGGTGCAATCCTGCGCGGCATGCAGCGCGCCGGGGCGATCATCCTGCTCGATGAATTCTGCCGTTCGCGTCCCGAGTACACCATCGCGCTGAACCCGATTCTGGAGCGCGGTGGCAAGGCGACGATCGTGGAAACCGGGCAGGTGGTGAAGCGCGCCGAGGGCGTTGTGTTCGCGGCTGCGGACAACAGCAACGGCACCGGGGACCCGAGCGGGAAGTACGTGGTGCGCGAAATGGACTCGTCCACCGTAGACCGATTCGAGGTGATGATGTACTTCGACTACCCGCCCGAGGAAGTCGAAATTGGCATCATCAAGGATCGCACCGGCTGTAACGAACAACTAGCGACCGAGGTGGTCAGATTCATGCACGTGGCGCGCAACGCGGCTGTCGGCGGCACCCTCACGGACCCGCCCGGGCTGCGTCAGGCGATGGCATGGGCGAAGCTGATCCACGCCGGGGTCGCCCCTCGCAAGGCGTTCGAGGCCGCGATCGCGAACAAGTGCGACACCGCGAGCCGCGAGGAAATGCAACAGCTGTTCGTGCAAAACGTCGATGTGGGCGTGTACCGCGCCGCCTCTAAGGGCAAGCTGGCCGAGTACATGGCGACCGCCGAGGCCAAGGAAGCGCAGGCCGCGATGGAAGCCGCAAAGGTCGATGGCGTAGCGCAACAGTCGTAGACGTTGGTGCTGGCTTCTGCCCCTGCGCGAGCGGGGGCAGCGACAAGCATCGATACCGATCAATTTCCACAGGAGGCAAGATGATCCCGGCATTCGTACTCAAGCAAGGCGTAGAAAGGGCGGCGGCAAAACAGCTGTTCTCGTCCGCCGAGAAGATGTCAAGCTGGAACCGCGCTCCGCTGGTCTGCACATGGAGCGGCGCCAAGGCGTTCGCGCTGTGGGACCACGAAGTGCGCGGCGACAAGCAGTACGTCTCGGCGCGCATCAATTACCCGGCGATCGCGGACACCGCGCTCCTGACGCGCAAAGAGGCGGACCTGTTCGCCGCGTACACGCTGCACGAGACAGGGCATGTCCTGTACACGAACAACGAGGCGGTTGCGAACGCCGGCATGAACGACGCGTTGTTCACGATCTACAACGGCATCGAGGATGCGCGCATGGAGACATGCGTGGTCAGGTCCGGGCGCGCTCGTGGCGCGCGCACTGCGTTCGCGCAGCTGGCGTCCTACATGCTGCGGCTCGCTCCCGAGTGGACCCCGAACGACAAGGGCAACGTCGCGTTCTCGCTCGCGATCATCGGGCGCGTGGTGCTGTACGGATGCGACCTTCCGGCGGCGGCAAACTTTCTCGATCGCTGCGCGCCCGAACCCCGGGCGTTCTACGAGTACGCAATCGAGGAAATGAAAAAGCTGCCGCTGGGCCGTGATGGCAGCGTGGAGTCAATCGCACTGGCGCGCAAGCTGTACGACATGCTGAAGGCGAACGAACAACCGCAGCCGCAGCCCGACCAAGGCCAAGGCCAAGGCAGCGCGCCGCAGCAGCCCGGCGATGCAGGCGATTCCGACGAACAGGGGCAGTCCGGTTCCAGCGACAGCGAAGGCGATGATGCCGGCGAGGAAAGCGGCGGCTCCGACTTCGGCGACCAAGACGAAGGCTTCGAGCGCGACCCGGGCGGTGAAGATGCGCCCGGCGATGCAGGCGACGACGCCGACGATTGGGAAAACGACCTCTCCGAATCCGACAACAGCGACGGTGACGCGGACCCATACGACACCGGGCACGGTCGGTTCAAGTCCGAGCAAGGGGACGAGTCTGGCAAGTCCGCCGCCCCGAGCAACGACGAAGGCGAAGGTGAAGGCGAAGGCGAAAGCGAAGGCGAAGGCGAAGGCGAAGGCGAAGGTGAAGGCGAAGGTGAAGGCGAAGGTGAAGGTGATGGCGAAGGTGAAGGTGATGGCGAAGGTGAAGGCAGCGCCGGATCGGAACAGCTGTCCACGGACAGCGGCGACGAAAGCGGCGATGGCAACGGCGATGGCAACGGGTACTCTCCCGGCTCGCCCTTCGAGAAGGGCGAATGGGGCAAGATGCCCAGCCAGCAGGCCAGCGTGGAGCCGAACATCGAGAAGGCGGCGAAGCGCATCAACAAACGCGCCGAACTCAAGATCGGCCTGAAAAACGCGCTACCGTGCATTCGCAAGCCGATCGAAAGCTACGGCAGCTTGGGGTACTGCACTCTCGAAGATGTTGCGAGAGTGGAGAAGGCCGGAGCCTTGCGCGCACAGCTGTTGCGCCTGCTCCACGCTCCCGAGCGTTGCGGCTGGGATGGCGGTCGCCTCTCCGGGCGCTTCGAGTCAAAGCGTTCCTCGAAGGCGATGGCCGGAAGCGAGCAGGTGTTCAAGCGTCGCTGGGAAACCGAGGGGCTTGATACCGCCGTTTCGATCCTGATCGATGGCTCCTCGTCCATGACTTCGCGCGGCGGCAGCTACTGTGGGTCTAGCAACAAAGAAACGCGCATCGAGGTGTGCGGCGTACTGGCGCTGGAACTGGCGCGCATCTGCGAAAACGCTCGGGTCCCGGTCGAGGTCACTGTGTTCCAGAACACAACCGAGCAGGGACACGACCGGCGTCAGTACGTTGGCGGCATGCTTGGCCTCAATGGCATGGGCGCCGCGACTTCGGTATCGATGGCAGAACCCGCAGATCTACTCGTGGTGAAAAACTTCGAGCAGCGCATGCACCAGCGCGTCGATGCGTTCAAGATGGTGGGGTATGCGGCGCACGGCGGGACGCCGGATTACGCGGCGCTGTACTCGATCGTGCGCGACATGGCGTCGAGGCCCGAGAAACGGCGCATCGTTCTCGTGCTGACCGATGGCATGGGCGACATCGATTCGGTGGAAAACCTGTGCAAGGTGGCAGAGAAGCTGGACGTAACGGTGATCGGGTTCGGCATTCAATCCGATTGCAGCGGCGCCTACCCGAACAGCGTCGAGGTGCCGAGCCTTTCGGAAATGAACGTCGAGGTGCTTGGCAAGCTGGCGCGGGAGTTGTCGAAACAGGGTGAGCGCCGGGTGATGTAGCAACAGCTGTGGGTGTCCCGATCGACCCGAGGGATACCTCCGGGGTGCGCGGAAGCATGGGGCCGCGCAGTACCCGGCAGGATTTTTTCTCAACCAACGACGGAGGTACGCAATGGACAGCAACAAACCCAAGGTGGAAGCGAAGGTGTACGCGGTCGGCACGGAGAAGGGCAACGCCGTGTTGTTCCTGCTGGTCAACGGCCTGAAGATGGTGGTCCCGACCAACATCCTGTCGATGTCGCGACTGGCCGGCATCGGCGTCCCGGTCCGCAACGAGTAGGGGGGGCGACATGGACGACAGGTACAACAGCAAGATCGCGCTCGCGCATGCCAATTTTCGCGACGAATACCACCGCAGCGGCATCGTGGTGTACGCGAAGCTTGGCTGGCACTACAAGGTGTTCGCCAAGATTGCGGAGTTGCGCGCGAACGTGGTCGAGAACGTCTCGGGCGGCGTGGCGTTCACGCACATCGACCTGTACGGAGACGCCGGCGCCGTGAAGCTGCGGCAAAAGGAAATCTTCGACGAGTACCACCCGATCGGGTACGGCACCCGCGTCGAGAGCGAAAAAATGATCGGCGACAAGTTGTTCGTCCGCATCTTCCGCTCCAACAGCTGTGATTAGTCAACCCAACAGGAGGCGAGCATGGCGATGGAATTCCAAAAGGTAGCGAAAGTGCTGGTGGTGGTGAACGGCGGCGTGGCCGAGGAAGTGTCCACCGGCCTCGTCGTGGTCAACGTGGTGGACATGGACAACATCGAGGCCGGCGACGACAAGACCGCGCTCCCCGACGACAAAGACTGGCGCGCGCTCGCCGCCGAGGCTTTCGGCAAGAGCGCCCGAAAATACGTGAGGTTCGTATGATGAACGTCGCCTGCCCACCGCATCATCCGTCGTGCAAGGCGTCCCACGTGTCGCTCGTGTACCTCTGCGAGCAATGCGGGTACACCGAGGCGAAGTCGGACGCCCACGAGTGGCGCAAGTGCGCGCTTCACCCGGATGTGAACCCCGAGACGATGTGGGGGTGCCCGGACTGCCTGTCGGCCCTGCGCAAGGAAGTCGGCATGTGGCTCTGCTGGAACGACATCGCGCGACAGCGCGGCGTTGCCGCAGCCGACTACGAAATGTCCGCCAACATGGGCTGGGCAAGACCGGAGAAGCAACCGTGAAGATCGAGTGCGCGGTCTACTACGACAGGGCCGACAACAATCACAGCGTGATCCTGTACGGCGCGGGTCGCAAGCTGATCTACGTCGTGCGCATGGGCAACATCATCCGCGAGGAAAAGCTGCCCAAGGATGCGCAACGGTTGTTCGTGCCGGCACTGCACAAAGGCGAGCCGTACCCGGTCAGGCGCGCGGCTCGCCTCTACCTGAAGTCCAGCCTGCCCAAGTCCAACCGCGCGGCGAAGGTGTTGCGCGGCTTGGTGAAACGAAGTCAACCGCAACAGGAGGTTCAACCATGAAAGTGATCGACAGCAACATCATCGACGAGTACGGCCTGCTGGCCGCACAAATCGCCGACCTCGAAGCGAAACGGGATGCTCTCAAGCAGCGCCTGATCGCCGGGGAAGGTCTGGCCAAGGGCGGCAAGGATGGCCCGGCCTACGTGGGCGAGGGACAGCTGTTCCGCGTCAGCGTGACGAAGGGCGTCCGCGAATCGCTCGACATCGCAGCGGTGCGGCAGAAGCTGTCGCCGCAATTCATCCGCGCCAACACGATCGCGACAGAGTTCGTCTCGGTGCGGTGCGTCGCTCGCAACGTGGCGAAGGCGGCGTGATGAAGTCCTACGTGACGCTAGAGCAACACGTGTGCGTGGTCTGCGGTACGCCGAAGGATACGGGCGTGATCCTGATGGACCGGCGCCTGCGTCCCACCTTCGAGGAGCGCACTGTCACCGGCTGGGGCCTGTGTGATGCCTGTGCCAAGCGCAAGGCGGATGGCTACGTCGCGATCGTGGAGGTAGACCCGAAGCAAGGCGGCATCGGCCACGACGAGAAAGAGGTGGACCCGGCTGCGGTGTGGCGTACCGGGACCATCGCGCACGTGCGCAAGGCCGCGTTCTCGAAGCTGTTCAACATCCCGGCACCAGAAGGCGGCGTGATGTTCGCGCCGCCGGAGGTGTTGGGCATCCTCGCAAAACTCGCAACCAAGGAACAGGAGGCAACGGGTGAGTAGCTTTATTGACATCTTGTACGAAGGAAAAAAGGAATACGAACAGCTGTCCCGGGCGGTGTCGCCGTTCCGCTCGCTGCGAATCCCGCCGCTCAAGGAAATGAAGATCGGCGACGGCGATGGCGGCACGTGGTCGTTGACCAAGCGGCGCATGCCGCCCATGATCCGAGGCTACTTCGGCGGCTTGCAGGTGCTGGACAACACGCCGAACTGGACCCTCATGCACGGCAAGAAAGTGTGGATGTCGGTCACGCCGATGGAACTGGAGTCGCAGGCGCATCACTCAATGGCGGCGAGTGGCCGGGTGTTGATCGGCGGCGCTGGCATCGGGGTGCTGGCCTACAACGTAGCGCGCAAGCACAACGTGAGCGAGGTGGTGGTGGTGGACAACAGCTTCGATGTGCTGAACATCTTCAAGACCAACCTCCGCGAATGGCCGGAGAGCGTTCGCAAAAAGATTTCCGTGGTGAACAGCGACATGCTTCTGTTCCGAGACCAGCAGCACTTCGACCTCGCGGCGATCGACATCTGGCCGAACATCGGGGATCAGAACCTGCGCCCCGACATGCAGAAGATCGCAGCCAACCTTCCCGGCGTGTGCAGGTTCGCGGCATGGGGGATGGAACTGGACTTCATCGACTGGGCCGACAGCAAGGCCATCCCGCCAGAACAGCTGTCAGGCAAGCACTACACGCTCTACGCGATCGACACGCGGGTTCCGTGGATGTGGTCGGACGACCCCGCCAAGGCGAACGTCATGGCGAGGATGTCACTGATGGCGGCGCGTCAGGTGGAATTGTATTGATGATGTTGGCGGCGACCCTCTCGTCCGCCAGCAGGCGCAGCAACTCGGTGAACGGCAGGATGGCGATGCTCTCCCTGTTGTCCTGTCGCGTCACCACGATCGGCGTATCGCTCGGCGAGCGCGCTGCCTCGCGCGCTTGATCGAGCCACCTGTACAGCGACGACAGCTGTTGCCGCCGCTTCGCCTCGATTACGTACCTCCCCTTCATCGGCTCGGGCTTCGTCAGCGTGATGTCATTCCCGCTGTCCCTCTCCTGCCCGAGATTCCTCCCCACCTCGTTTCCTCCCTTCAAGCGCAGCGCAGCGTTCACCTCGGCGCACACCTCCCGCTCGTAGACCTTTCCCTTCCGCCTCGACTTCAACCCCATCACCCCTCCCTCGTGCCGACATAGAACCCAACCGTATCGAAGATGGCGTACACCGCGCACTTGAACAGAGGCGCCTCGTTCAACTGGCCGGGATCAACCTGCGCCATCATCCGCAGCGGTGTCGCCACAGCAACCCTGAACTCGATCTTGTGAGAGGGCACGGCATACAAGCGCCCATCCGCCGGCCCACCCATCAGCTTTACCCGCTTCGAGTTCAATGCTTGACCGCCCCAGCGGCCTCGCGCATCGCGGCGAATACCTGCGCCGCCTTGGTCTCGTCCCCGTACGCCTCGACCAACGCTCGCTGCATCATAATGTGCAGCGCCTCGGTAGAAAACCTGCCGGCGGAGCGTCGGTATCCCTGATCGTCGTAGAACAGGATCACAAACACGCCGACCGGCTTGTCCTTGAGGGCGAGCGCCTTCGTTTCCTCCAGCACGGTCACGACCAGCGCCTCGGATTCCTTGCGCTCGTCGTCAGTCACTGAGTTTCCCCAGCCACGGCGGGAGGCCATGACGCATGCGCTCCAGCATTTCGATCGTCAGCCCCAACAGCTGTTGCTCGGTGGTTTTCCATCGACGCTCGAATCCGCGCCGACCGCCGACCCCATGCACCCCGGTCTTGCCGCGATGATGTTCCTCGCACAACGGGATCGTGAGGTAGTGACTGACGCGCTTGTGGTTTTCGCCGAGCAAGTGGTGCGCCTCCGAGAACATCGTCTCCCTGCCGATGCGCTCGGCGCACAACACGCACGGCAGCATCTTCACCCGGGCAAGGTAACTGGACTCCATCGGGTTTGCAATTTCGATGCTCACCGACTCACCTCAAGCTGCGACATCGGGCGCAGGTCTGGCTGCGGGACCCAATACGCCGGGCGATCGTCGCGCCCCGGCGCCGTGCGCCAGTAACGCCCTCGCTTTGCCTCGACGCCGTACGACCACCCTATAAGCACGATCACCGGCTCGTCGCACGTGATCGCCAGCACAAACGCATCATCGTCGTCGTCGCTGGGATGAATGCACAACATGCCCTTCCTGTACCACGTGGAACGAACCTGCAGCGGCCCGGCATCCTTCGCGCGGTAGTTGCCGATCGCGCCATCCCATTCCAGACCATAGTGCTTCGCGACCGCAGCTTCACCAAGACACCCTTCGATGTGCATCTGCCACGCATGCTGACCGCTCGCTCCGTAGCGATGCGCGGCACCATTGAACAGGTTCGACACCTGTCTGTGCGCGGCCACCTTCGCGGCGTACAACAATTCGTCTTTCGTCAACTGGACCGGAACGCGATTCATTGTTTGCTTTCCTCGCGTAGCGTCGCCGGGTCGAGTTTGGTCATTTGAGCCTCTGTGCGGCGTCGGCCCATGCTCTGCGGATCAGGTCGGCGGGGGCGGTCACTTTCCCTCCTGTTCAAGGGGCGGCTTAATCAGCGGCCCTTGGAACTCGATCAACAGCGTCTCGGTGACTTGCAGACGGAACGCCTTGTGATACCCACCTTCCACCGTGCGGTGTGTGGTCTCCCTCTGCTTGAATTCGGCAAGCTGCTCCTCAAGGTGCTTGTACTGCTCGTAGTTGAGACGCATGTACAGATCGTTCATTTCTCTTTTCTCCTCATTGAACACGCCATCCCTCGATCGGAGAGGTGGGGTTATCGGGTTCCTTGTTCACCCACGGCAACACATCCTCGACGCTGACGCCGTAGGCGTTTGCAATGTGGCGCAGAAGATCGGCCACCACCAAACCGTAGTGCTGGTGCGTATAGCCGGGCGGCGGCGCCAGCATGCAAACGATGTGCCCGTCGTCGGCGTCGATGGTCATGAGAACCAGATCAGGCATCGTACCCCCGGCGCTCCAGCCTCTCGTTCGCCTGTTGGGTGCGCCACACCTCGATCGATGCCTCCAGCACCTTGACCTCGTAGCGCAGCCGCGCCTCGGCCTCGGTCGCGATCTTCAGCGCCTTCAGGAACTCCATGTACTCGGGGTCAGCGTACGCCTCCCGCTCCTGCGCGGCGGCGGTCTTGTGCCCATCGACCTCGGCTTTCTTCATCAGCATCGCCAGCTTCGCCTTACGGAACTCCTCAAGGTACGTCACCTCGGCCCTCGCCTTCGCCCAATCGTGGGCGAAGCGCCGCAGGTTGAGCATCCGCTTTTCAACTACGTCGTCTGCTGTTTGGTCGGCCATCCTTCCCTCCCTTGTTGAACGACGCCATCGGTGTTGCCTGCGCGTACACCGCGTCGTCCGGCTCTCCGATCGTGCGGCCACCCTCGGTTGCCCGGATCACCCGGACTCCCTCGCCAAAGACCCGGCGCATTTCGTCCACGAAAACAGCTGTTGCTGGGAACATCCGCCTGTTGTTCTCCCTCGTGGTCACAGTTCCACCCCCTCAATAACAGCGGGGGCCTCGGATCCACTGTCCATCAGCTGAGAGTACTGCGCCGGCAACGACGCCGGCTGCGGCAGGTACTGCATCGATTCCTTGTGATACCACAGGGCGATGCGGCCCTCCCACTCGCCGTGGCGCTGCTTGTCGCAGATCACCATCGCATCCGGCTCGCCCTTGTCCACGGCGTCCCCTCTCGCCACCTTTTCTTCCTTGCGCTTGTTCCGCCACGTGGTGAACACGTTGTCCACGAGGTCGGTGATCGCGCCGGTTCCCTTCGCGTCGAACTTGCCGGGCGGAGAGAACTCGTCCGAGAGTTTCTTGCTGTGGTGGATCAGGTGTACATGCACACCGTTGTCGCGCGCGATCACGCACAGGTTGTCCACGAACGACTTCTGCGCGTTGTAGTCGTCCTCGGCGTGGACCACCTTCATCAACGAGTCGATGAAGAAGTGGGTGATGCCCAGCTTCTCGATGCCGTAGCGCACCACCGCCGCCATGCGCATCGGATGCACCGTGCCAAGCTGATCGTACAACCACAGGCGATCATCGCTCCACGACAGGAACGAGCGAATCATCTTGATCGCCGGGTCTTGGTGCCCCGACAGCTGTCGAGACATGCGCGCCAGCGTGGCCTCGGGCTTCATTTCCATAGACGCGATCAACACCCTCTCACCGTGGCAGCACAACGACAGCGCCACGTGCGAGGTCAGGATCGACTTGCCGTGCCCGTTGATGCCGGGCCACAGCGACACCTCGCCCGGACGCAGCCGGATGTTCCCGTGCGTCTTGCCCCACGGCAGGCAGGCGCCGGCCAGCGTGGAGCCGGCCGGCGGGTACATGCGCTCGATCACCTTGTCGGCCCAGTAGGAGGCTGGGCGCACCTTGGCGCCGCCTTCCTCGGCCTCGAAGGCCGACAGGTCAATCTCGTCAGGGACGATGATCGTCGCCACTCGCAACCTTTCTCTTGCTGATCTTCGCCCTCGCCACCAACCAACGCACTATTTCCTTGGCGCACTCGGACTCGCCGTGCAAAACCTCGCCGCGATCGGCCAAACCGCTCACCCTCACCTTCTCGATCAACTTGTTCGCGAGCCGCGCCACCTGCTCGGGTGGGGTGCGGGTCAACAACAGGTGGACCACCAAGCCGCGCAGGTCCGACAGGTCTACTTCGTCCGGCCTCACACCCTCGCAGAAGTACAGCACGTGGCTGTCGAACTGATGCCGCATGCGGCGGGTTACGTCCATGCGGTCGCACAACAGCACCGGGCCAACCGGGCGGCGCCCCCTCTCGCGCATCCGCCGCAACTCACGGTAGCCGGTGACGAGGATCATGTTGCCCCCTTGAACGGATCACCCCCGGGCCGTGCCGGCGCGGCCGGCGCATCCTCGAAGCGGCGCTGGTTCAGGAAGGTGGCTGGGTGTGGGATGTACTGGCCGGAATCGCGTAGCCACTGCTCGGTGTGGCAGTGCGCGTTCACGGAGTCGATGATCTTGGTCGTCAGGTTGGTGTCGGGCTTCAACTGGACCCACGCGCGCAGCGCGGCGGGCTTCGCCACCTTGCGGGGGTACGCGTTCCAGAAGGTGTCGAACCTGAACAGCAGTCCGGGGTCGATCTTCAGGACGCGCTTCGCGCTCGCCGTGGGGACTATAGGGGTACTATATTCTTTCTCTTTCTCTTGTTGCGAAACGTATACGCCAACAGCGTTACCGTTTTCCACAGCTGTTGAGGTCTTTTTTTGCTTTTGTGCGGCACGGAATTCCTTGATGCGCCTGTACGTAAGTGCCCGCTGCTTCGCTGTTTTCCCGTTGTGCAGTGCAAACCCCGGGAAGGTGATTTTTCCGCTGCTCTCTTTCAACCACCCGACTGTTTTCATCGCCCTCGCGAACCCGGGCATGCGCGCAACGTCATCGATGACATGATTTTGTTTCGCAAACGTATACGGCGACTGCGTTACACCTTTTTCGGGGTCTGGCTTCGGGGTCTCGGTGGGGTCTGGAGCGGCGACGATGGTGCCGGTGACGGACTGCTGGTCGGCCCACACCCACAATCGAATGAGGTGCCCGACGACCTGCTCTGGAGGGATCCCGAGAAGGGTCGCGATCGCGTGAACCTCGGGCTTGTCAGGGGTGGTGCATTCGACCTTGATCCAGCTGAACACGTGGGGCGGCTCCTGTTCGTGTCGTTGATCGTGCGATTGGGATGATGGACCAACAAACGAAACGCCGCAAGCGTAATCGACAGCTGTTCTTACGTTCGTGTTACGACTGTTGATTGGTGTTGCTTAGCGCCGTGGGGTGGGGTAGAGTGCGTCCAACAGGAGGAAGCAAATGCCGCTTACCGAGAAACAACTAGCCGAGAGGCGCACCGGCCTTGGCGGCAGCGACATCGCCGCCATCGTGGGACTCAGCCCGTTCAACTCGGCATACGATGTGTACATCGAGAAGGTCGAGGGGCTGCCCACCAAGGAAGAAACCGAGGCGATGCGGTGGGGCAAGCTGCTGGAGGATGCGGTGGCGAACGAGTGGGCGTCGAGGCACGGATCGCCGATCGTCGCGTACTCGAACACCGTGCGCCACCGGGACCACCACTTCCTGATCGCGAACCCGGACTTCAAGGTCGTGGACGAGGATGCCATTCTCGAAGTGAAGGTGGTCGGCGAGTACATGGCGGACGAGTGGGGCGACGAAGGAACCGACCACATCCCGCCGTACTATCTGACACAGGTTCTGCACTACATCGAGGTGACGAACTCAAAGGTCGGGTACGTCGCTGCCCTGATCGGCGGCAACCGCCTGCGCAGCTACGTGGTGCGCCCGGACCCGGATGTGACGCAGGACATGCTGAAGGCGTCGATCGACTTCTGGAACAACCACGTGGTCGCCAAGATTCCGCCGCCGCGCCCGAAGCACCTTCTGAATCAGGCGTGGCCCAAGGGCAAGGTGACGCAGACCTCCGTGGAGGCGAGCGCGCTGATCGTTGCGGATGCGCGCCTGCTGCGCGAGACGAAGGCGGAAATCTCGGGGTTGCAAGCCACCGCAGACGCGATCGAGGGTCGCATCAAGGAAGCGATGGCCGAGAACGAGGTGCTGACCTTCGAGGGCAAGACAGTCGCCACATGGAAGTACAACAAGGATGGTGAGGTGGTGGACGCCGATGCACTGAAGCGCGACCACCCGGAGGTGTACGAGAAGGTGAAGCGCGTTCGTCCGGGCGCGCGTGTGTTCAGGATCGGGAGATAGCATGGCCACGCCTGCGGTTGCCACCAAGACGTTCAGGGACCTCAAGGAACTGAATGTCACCGAGTTCATCGAGCGCAAGAACGACCTCTCCTACATATCGTGGGTCAAGATGGTCGAGTTGCTGTTGATGGAGGACCCCGAGGCGGAGTGGAATTACGCGGTGTGGGATGGCAAGCCGTACTTCATCGTCGGCGCCAGCAACACCGGCATGGTGATCTGCACAGTGAAGGCGTTCGGCCGCAGCCGCACGGTGCAGATGCCGATCATCGACTACAAGAACCGGGCGATCCCCGACTTCGACGCGTTCGACCTGAACACGACGATGATGCGCTGCCTCGCCAAGGCGATCGCGCTGCACGGCATCGGCCTGTACATCTACGCCGGGGAGGATTTGCCGCGCGGCCTAACCTCCCTCACCGAGGAACTGGCCCACAAGATTCTCGCCTGCAAGCGGACCGAGGATTTGGAATTGATGGTCACGGAAATCGTCGCCTTCGTGAAGGAAAACCCCGGCGTGAAGGCGCGCCTCTCGGAGGTGTATGAGCAGCAACTGAACCGGCTGCGCAACCCCGAGAAGAAAGAGGCGAAGGGCGTGGCCAGCCTGAAGAAACCCAAGACCGGAGACGACAATGCCGCGTAAGGAATACGACAACACGAATCGCGGGGTCCTGTTCAAGAACAACGACAAGGAAACCGAGAAACATCCCGACATGCGGGGGCGCATCAACATCGAGGGAACCGAGCATTGGCTGGCCGCTTGGTTCTTCGAGTACGAGGACAAGAAAGGCAACAAGCGCAGGGCAATCAGCCTGTCGATCGGCGACCCCTGCGAAGAGCAACGCGGTGGTGGAGGGCGCAGGGGCGGCGACGATCGCGATTCGGGCCGTGGGGCGGCACCGAGTGGCGAGGATCGCCGCCCCGGGCGCGACCGTGACGACGAGCCGGCCGGCAAGGACAAGGCCGACAAGCCGCGCGGCCACTTCGACGACATGGAGGACGATATTCCGTTCCTTTATAACGTCTCAGACCCTTTCTATGCTATGCTGACCGCTCGTTCAACCGCCCGCGAGCGCATCCACTATGGGAAAGAAAACCTGCACGAAATGCGGCGCCTCAAGGCCGCGCTCTGACTTTTACTCACACCCGTACACAAAGGATGGGCTGCTTGCTCACTGCAAAATTTGCCACAGGGAGGCCGTGCAAAAGAACCGCACACTCAACATCGAGCGTTACCGCGCCTATGACAGGGCGCGCGCAACCGAGCCGCGCCATCTTGCGGCCTCCATCGCATATACAAAGCAATGGCGAAGGGAAGATCATCGGCGCATGCGCTGTCACAACGCCGTGGCGCGCGCGTTGCGCAGCGGCCGTATCGAACGTCTACCGTGCGAGCGGTGTGGGGATGGACGTTCGGTAGCGCATCACGACAGTTACGACAAGCCGCTGCAGATTAGGTGGCTTTGCCAATCCTGCCACAAAAAACTTCACAACGAATGTTCGAGCAACCAACAACCGAAAGAGAAAGGAAAACGATGGAACCGAGGATCTACGTAGTGCTGCAGAACGTAAACGGCAAGATCACGCAGTCGCTCGTGCGCGCAAAGAACCGCCAGCAGGCGGTGGCCTACGTCGCGCGCAACACCATTTCCGCGACGATCGCGAAGCAGGAACAGCTGTTGGGCAAGAACCCCGAGGATGTCCAGAACGCGGTCGGACTCGGCGCCGACATGTCCGACAACGAGAACCTGACCCTGACGCCGGCATGACGGACCAAGATCGCATGATGCTGCTGTTGTTGCGGGCGCACCTCGCCACCCTGCGCTCGCTGGAGGATGTGCTGTTCAGCATCGCGATCCCGCTGATGAAGGATCAGGGCAGTCCGGCGATCGAGACGGCGAAGGCGAACATCCTGATGTCGAGGGCGCTGCTCAACGTCGAATCAAAAACCGATTTCAAGATGTCGGCCGACGCCGGGGACTACATCAAGACGACGATCGGCGCCACGAAGCCGCCGCTCAAGGCCGTGGAGGGCGGAAAGCCGAAGGCTCCGATCCCGATCCGCAAACCCAAGGCGAAGCCACCCGCCACGGAGCCGCCGGGCGAGCCGCCCACCCAAGGCCCGCCAGCGGCATAACAGGAGACCACAATGCGAACGATGCAGGCGTTGCTGAACAAGTACCTGTCCGAGGTGTCGTCGAAGAAATCGCCGCGCAGCTTCAAGGACAACCTGTCGCAGGCGACGGCGCTGTCGATGTTCTTCGGATCGATGCGGCCCAAGAGCGTCCGCCCGAAGCACGTGGCCCAGTTCCTCGACTGCCGTGGCGCCCACGCCAAGGTGCGCGCCAACCGGGAGAAGGCGTTGCTGTCGCACGTGTTCACGATGGCGATGCGGTGGGGGGTGGTGGACATGAACCCCTGTCGCGGTGTGGCTGGGCACGTGGAGAAGCCGCGCACACGGTACGTCACCGACGCCGAGTTCGCTGCCGTGCGCAATGAGGCGGGGCTGTTCATCACCGACATGATGGACCTCGCCTACGCCACCGGGCAGCGCGCGTCCGACCTGCTCAACATCAGGATCGAGGATTTCTGCTACGACACGAGCGACAGGATGCTGTTGCAAGTAACCCAGCAGAAAACCGGGTCCAAGGTCGCGATCGAGGCAAACTTGAGGGTCGTGAAAATTTACCAAGATCGCGCCACGCTGCCCAAGCGCAGCGGCGGACACCTGTTCGTGAACCTCTACGGTCGCCCGTACTCCTACTTCGGGTTCTCGTGCATGTTCCGCCGGGCAAGGGATCGGGCGCTGGCGAGCGGCACCCTCAAGGAATCGTTCACCTTCCACGACATCAGGGCCAAGGCCCTGACCGACGCCAAACTTCAGGGGCAGGACGCGCAGCAGATCGCCGGCCACCGCACCCCGGAGCAGACCGCCGAGTACATCCGCAGGCGCGAGCATCAGGTCGTTCGCGCCGTGGGCGTGGTGGCATAGAAACGGAGCGACAAGATGGCAAGCAAACCCGTTGAATTCAAGGTGGAAAGCGGCGTCCCGGTGAGTGCCTACCCGGGCGGCAAGACGCGCAAGTACCCGTTCGATCGCATGAAGGTGAACGACTCGTTCATCGTGACCAGCGTCGAGACGATGAAGCGCGCCCGGAACGCGGCCTACCTGTACGGCGGGCGGAACAACTGCAAGTTCACTTGCCGCAAGGACATCCGCCACAAGAGCCGCTGGCGGATCTGGCGGGTGTCCTGAACAGCTGTCGAAAGATGTTGCGTTCTGTTGCTCGCAACACTATGATGCGAATCGCGGTGGCGTAGAGAACGGCTACTTCCTCTGACGAAAGATGCCGTACTCGCTTAGTTCCCCGCACGAATTCAGGAACGGAGGGGTTGAAGAATTGGCGTGGCGTAGATAGCGGATACTTCTCTAAGCCGTGTGTCGCGGGTTCGATTCCCGTCACCGCTGAGAGGCGGTGTAGCTCAGTGGTAGAGCACTGCCTAGTGCCGCAATCGATTTGTTCCCGCCTGAAGAATCGCGTGGCGTACGCAAGCAGTTACTTCACGTGAGCGAATGGCCTTCGGGCCAGACTGCAAGCAATTGTTCCCGCGAACATAGAGAGGGAGGTGCCGCATGAGCAAGACGAACGTAGCCGCGAAGCGTGGCCCGGTGTTCACCCACGAGGGCGCGACTGCCGCGCATATCCACCCCGAGCGGGCACTGCGCCGCTCGATCATGGCCTGCCTGCTGTGGGAGGACACGTTCTACGAGGACGGCGTGTCGATCGTCGATCGGCTGCAGCTGCTCGTCCCGAGCGTGAAGCCGGAGGCGGTCGCCGACATGGCGATCGATGCCCGCACCAAGATGAAGCTGCGCCACGCGCCGCTGATGCTGGCGCGCATCATGGCCCGGTTGCCGAGCCACAAGCACGTGGTCGGCGCCCTGCTTCCGAACATCATCCAGCGCGCCGACGAGATTGCGGAATTCCTCGCGATCTACTGGAAGGACAAGCCCAACCAGCCGCTCTCGGCGCAGGTGAAAAAGGGACTCGCCAAGGCGTTCCACAACTTCAGCGAGTTCGACTTCGCGAAGTACGACCGCGACGGCATCGTGAAGCTGCGCGACGCGCTGTTCCTGTCCCACGCCAAGCCGGCAGGGGGCACCGCAGGGCGCAACAAGGAATGGCGCCGGCAGACCACGATCACCCTCGGGCAGGAGGCGGTCGCCGAGGCGCAGTCGTCCCTCGGCGAACGGCTGTGGCGCAAGATCATCGACCGCACCCTCACGGTTCCCGACACGTGGGAGGTCGCGTTGTCGAAGGGGGCGGACAAGAAAGAGACGTTCACCCGCTTGATGCAGGAGGGGAAGCTGGGCGCGCTCGCGTTCCTGCGCAACCTGCGCAACATGGAGAAGGCTGGGGTCGATTCGGCGCTCGTGGGCGAGTACGCCGGGAAGGTCAAACTCGACCGTGTGTTGCCGTTCCGCTTCGTGGCGGCGGCGCGCGCGGTTCCTTCGTGGGAGCCGATGATCGAGCGCATGATGATGCGCGCCCTGCTCACGGCCGAGAAGCTGCCGGGCAACACGACCCTCGTTGTAGACAACAGCGGCTCGATGCGGGACCGCCTGTCCAACAAGAGCGACATGACGCGCTTCGACGCGGCGGCGGCGCTCGCCATCCTGCTGCGCGAAATCTGCGAGGATTGTGCTGTGATCGGCTTCGGCACCCACGCCCAAGCCATCCCGCCTCGGCGCGGCTTCGCGCTGCGCGATGCGATCCACGCCGGACCGGGCGGCGGAACCAACACCGACGAGGCGGTCAAACTCGCGAATGGCCGGAACTACGACCGCATCATCGTCCTCACCGACGAGCAGAGCCACACCAACATCCCGCCTCCGCTTGCCGGGTCGCTCGCCTACTTCGTGAACGTCGCTACCTACAAGAACGGCATCGGCTACGGTCCGTGGACGCACATCGACGGATGGTCGGAGGCGATCATCGAGTACATCCGCGCCAGCGAGAGCGCGGCGAGGTAGGCAGTGGCTGTTAGCGACACGCCCAAGGCCGGTCGAGGCAAGCACCTCGATCGCCGCCTTGGGCGCTTCACCGTGAACAGCACCTTTTTCATCGGCGCCCAGCGCGGCGAGGGCGAGAACCTGTTCCACCGCATGATCGTCCTAGAGGTACAGCACAGCCCGATCGAGGATCGGGTTTACTACATCGGGTGGCACCCCGACTTTGACATCGTTCAGGACGGGGCTGTGATCCCGATGTACGAGGCCGAGTTCGATGCACAAAGCCCGTATCCCAAGTGGAGGATGAAATGACTGAACTAGAAACCATCGTCAAGCTGCTGTCCACGATCGGCGGGGATGCGAAGTGGGCGTTCATCGCCTACCTGATCGCCAAGTACGGCGTCGATGTCCTGATCGCGCTCGGGTTTGTCTCGGTGATTTTCTACGGCCTGAGCATTCTCAGCCGCTACATCAAGGACACCATCCTTATCAAGGACATCTGCGAGGCGTTGGGCATGTCCTCGTCGTTCTACAAGCACGAGGTTCCAGACCGCATCAAGGCAAGGCTTTCGGAGATTCAGAAGTTGCAGGTCGAGACTGCTCTTCTGAAGACGGAGGTGGACCGCTTGCGCAACAAGTACGAGAATCCGAGCAAGCAAAGGTTCGACCAGAACCGGGGAGGGACGGGCGGTGCGTCCGGTTACTGACAAGGCGTTCGCCTACAGCGAGCAGGACCTGCAGCATTGGTTCGTGTTCAACGAGGTGCGGGCGTGGTGGAACTTCATGCTCGGCGCGCTGTTCGGTGCGGGCGTGGTGATCGCCGTGATCGTCTTGGGCAGCTGGTACATTCTCGACAACTGTGAATGGAGGTGTGGCCGTGCGACTAACACGCAGCAGCAGGGTGAACGAAATCCTGTCGCGCCTGACGGCGGCAGGGTGGACCATAGAGCGGGCAAAGGGGTCGCACCGAAAGCTGGTGGACCCGACACGAAGACTGGCGATAATCCTGTCGTGCCACCTAGGCGATGAACCGCGATCCGCGAACAACTGGATTTGCGTCGCCAAGCGTCTGCTGCGACAGAACGGAATGGGGCAGTACCTGAACCTGCTGGAGAGGCCGCGATGAAAACGCTCGGTGACAGCAGGAGCGGGGCGATCTTCTCCGACGACATGAAGTACCGCTACCGACTATGGCGCAGGTGGAATTTCGATTCGGAGGGCGGGGTGTGCGTGTTCTGCATGCTCAACCCGTCAACAGCCAACGAGAGCTTCAACGACCCCACGGTCGAGAGGTGCGAGCGGCGAGCAAGGGACTTGGGGTTCGGGTCTCTGGAGGTGGTGAACATCTTCGCGCTGCGCAGCACCGACCCGCAGGCGCTGTACAACGACCCCGACCCGGTGGGACCGAAGAACGACGACATCATCTACGCCGTGATCGACAACGCCTTCAACAACGGCGGCATGGCCGTCATGGCGTGGGGCGAACACGGGAAGCTGCGCGGTCGTGGAGAGGCGGTGCTGGACATGCTTGAGCGGCGCGGGACGCTGTACGTCCACGCGCTGAAGCTGAATCGCAGCGGGCAACCGGCACACCCGCTGTATCTTCCCTACGCGGCACAGCCGCGCGGGTGGTGGTTGCCGAACGGGAAAAAGCTGGATCCAATCAAGAGGAGAGAACTGTGATCGAGAAGGCAGAGAAGGTGGTGGTCCCCGCCGCAACGCAGCCTGTCGCAGGCGATGCAACGAAGCCGGTGGCGCAGCAGATTCTGGAAGCGCAGAAGCGCAAGCGCAAGTGGGCGGACCTCAAGGAATACGAGCAGGTCGAGTTGCTGCGCTCGGTGGTCTACAACCAGCAGAAGGAAGTGAACGAACTGAAGGCGCAGCTGGCGCAGATGCGCTACACGTTCGAGTGCCACCAGCACTCGACGAACGGCAACGTGGTGATGCCGCTCAACGTGCCGATGCCGGGACAGCTGGCGGGGGCGCTGGCGCAGGGCGACCCGCTGGAATAGGTTATTGTTGTTACGCAGCGAGACGAGCGCGGGCCGAACGTGGGCCTGCTAGGCTGGCAGATCTGATCGTAGACTCACGGTTGTAGCGCCTCTCGTCAGAAAGCGGGCGCTCCAGCACTCCAGACCTCGCCGGGGAGGGAATCTGCCCACGCCCGGACCGTTCCCGCTCAATCCACGTGCAGGGCCTGCAGGCGGCGCTGCACCTCGCCGCGCTGTTCCTTGGGCGCCGCCTTGGTGAACCTCTGCTCCCGGGTCATGCGCATCTGCATGGCCTGCTGCGACACAGCCCTCGGGTTGATGACAATGCGGTAATCCTTGTCCGCGCTGCGGTTCCACTCGGCCAGTTCGCGCATCGCCTTCCCGCGCGCGTCGGCATCCCCCTCGGCGAGGGCGCGCGCCAGCTTGTTGTGAATCTCCTGCTTCTTGGCCTTCACGATGTCAACGTCGGCCTTCAGCACCCGTTCCTCGTACGCCTCCCGGGCGGCATCCTCGGGCATGAACCCGGCCGCCTTCACGGCCGCATCGGCGGGTGTCGATTTCCTGACAAGCCGCCCCTGCAGGTCCTTCATCTGGCCGGTCCGGGCCATTTCAATGCCCATCGCCAGATCGCGTACGGCCTTCGGCAGGGGCGCCAGCAGCGCACCCCTCACGTCCCCCTTCGCCGCCGCCTTGGCCGTGTCCACGAGGTTCTGGACGACGCCGCCGGCCGGCCCCAGCACGTCGGTCGCCTCCCGGCTCTTGTCGGCCTTTGTCGGGCTGAACAGGGCGGTCCCCGGGACGAGGTTGCCCACCCCGAGGCGGGACTGGATGTCGAGTGGGAGGAAGGTCGAAATGCCGCGCTGCACAAAGTCCGCCCCGGTCTCGTCCAGACCGAGGGACAGCAGGATGTCGCGCTTGAACTTCTTCGAGTTGGTGGGGTAGCCCAGCCAGTTGCCCAAGGTGTCGATCAGATCGTCGATGTCGTCCGACCCGGGCAGGCCGTTGGCCCCGGCCGCCAGCATCAACACCCCGATCGCCATCAGGAATTCCTTCTTCGGCAGCAAGCCGTCGCCGTACAGACGCTTCAGGAACTCCACGTACGCGATCGAGTACTGCTTGAAGGTGAACATCACGGTGCCGAGCGCGCCGAGCGGCCCGGTCTCGCGCGCCCAGTTGGGGCGGTTGCCCTTGTTGTACAGGCCCTGCGTGTCCTCGACCGCGCGCACCGCGAAGTCGAACGCGTTGGCGGCGCCGCTTGCCGACAGCTGTTGCGGCGTCATCTGGCGCGCCATGTCGTAGGCCGCGCCGAAGGTCAGCGTGCGGTTGAACGCCTCGGTGATCGCGAAGTTGTACCCCCATACCCGCATGAACTTGTGCTGCAGCAGAGACCCGGCGCCCGACTCGGCGGCAGCCATCAGCTGAAAGACCTCCTGCGGCTCGATGATCCCGAGTTCCTGCGCGCGCTTCATGGCCGCGTTCAGGACCGGATCGCTGACACGGTTGTTGCGCAGCCAGTTGCCGGTGTGGCGCAGCGACTTGGCCAGAGCCGACGAGGCACGGGCCACGCCGTAGCGCGACAGGTACGGCAGCGTCATCATCACCGGCTGCGACAGGTTCACGAGGCCGGCCGCGATCGAGCCGCCGAGGAAATTGAAGAACAGGAAGCTGCGGAACTTCTGCGCGCCCTCGGCCGGATCCGAGATATAGCGAATCAGCTTGTCGGCTTCCGCGCCGATGTCGCCGCCACCCTGCTCGGTGGCTTCCTCGGCCGCACGCAACAGCTGTGGCATGTTGACGATCTTCGACGCCTGCCGGCTGTTCGAGGCAATGAAGTGCGCGAGGTTGCGCGTGGCATCCTTCGAGAACCCCGGCACACCCTCGCGGCGCATCATGCGCGACATCGCGGAGCGATTGGAAATCGCCATCTGCATGTACGCCTGACGCATCGCCTCCTCGGTCGCGTTCGACAGCGGCACGTTGTTGAAGAACGCCTCGATGGTCGCGGGCGATACCCCGGCGAACCGCTTGTAGGATTCCTCGTTCATTTCCCCGGTCTGCGCGGTGTAGCCCTGCGACGCCGGGTACTGCGAGGCCATCACCCTGTCCTTGGTGCGCTGGGCCTCGGCTTTGGTCTCGTGCATCGAGAACCACTCGCGGTTCCCCTGACGATCGTGGACCGTCACCGTGTATTTGCCGAAGCGCATCAGCGGCGCGTAGCCGGCACCCTTCAGGACAGCCGTTTCGCCGCCGATGCTGCGAACCGTCTTGAGCGCGTTGTCCCGGCCGCGCGTCTGCGGCAGCTGGTTGAGCGCGGCCGTAAGGTTCGCCTGCACCTGCGGCAGGGTCAGGTGCTGCTCCATCTGCTGCTCGATCACCGCCTGCGGCACCCCGGCGGTGCGCGCCATCTGCGCCATCTGCGCCTTGCCGATGTCGTCGAGGGATTGGTCGATCGCTGCGCGCGCCTGCCGGTACAGGCTGATCTGGTAGTCGTTCATGTTGTAGCGGCTGCGCAGGTCGGCATCCGTCCACACCACTCCGGTATGCGGGTCCGGCCCGTTCTGCAGCGTGCCCTCCGCAAGGGCTTGCCCGAGCAGTTCGTTGTCCCTGCTGCTGACGCCGCCGCGCAGCGCCTTCCACGACAGCTTCCCTAGGTTGGGCAGAATGTCGGGCGCGAGGCTCTGCGCGCGCATCGCGAACATCGCCACGTCGTCGAGAAACTTCTGGCCGAGGTTGAACACCTTGGAGAAGAACGGGTTGACGCGCGCCTTGTGCAGCTGGGTGCCGATCGAGCGATGGAACCAATTGAAGTGTTCCGCCTCGGTCGGGCGGATGATGTCGGAAAGGTTGTCGCGCACGGCGCCGACGAAGCCCGAGGGAAGGTTCGTGTTGGCGATCGCGTTCGCGATGTTGGTGCGCATCGCGGAGCGAAGGATGTTGCGACTGTGGCGGCCGTACGTCCCGGCATTGCCGATCGCCGACTTGACTTGCGAGGAATCGAATGCGACGTAGTGCGTGGCGCCACGCGTCTGCGGCATCCGGGGGCCAAAGTAGTAGCCGGCGTTCATCTGGATGCCGTCGAATCCCATGTAGCGGGCAAGCCGATTGGCGATGCTGCCGTTGTTGAGGAATTCCCCGGTGCGGGCATCCGTCACTTCGAGGCCCAAGCCTTCTTCGATGATCCAGTCCGCGAAAACCCGGCCTTTGTCGTGAACCTCGTTGACGAACACCCTCAACCCGGCCTCGGCAACCGACTCGTCGTCCACCTCGTCCGCCAGCTTCTCCAGAGCGCGGCGCATGCGCGGAACGTCGCGCATGTTGAAGCGCGTGCTGTCATTGCCGTAGCCGATCTTGAACGGCTTCTCGATGCGCGCGAACAGCGGCATGATGTGGGGGCCGTGGATGCCCAGCACCTCCTGCTCGGCGATCGCCAAGGCGGCGGCGCGCTCCTCATCGGGGGACAGAGGCTCGGTGCGATTGCGGTCGCGATTGTTCTGCCACCACGCCATCAGTTCCTCCGGCCCCCATTCCTCGGAACCGAGAACCTGTTCATCGCGATATTGCCGCACCTTCCAGTCCACATCGGGGCCGAGGCGGTTCGCGTAGTTCTCGCTCGCGTCCACAGGCGAATCGGTGAGGTAGATGCCGCGCCCGGCGTACGAGGACTCGTAGGTCTTTTGCGGATCGAACTCGACGAAATCCCCGAAGGTGCCGTGCAGCACCATCTTCGGCGAGCCGTCGTTGTGGACCACCACCGAGTTGCCGAACCACTTCTCGAACGCCTTGCTCTGCACGAGGCGCATGGTGGATTTCTTCGCGTCCTCGAACGTCACCTCGTTGAGCCAGCGCACGTACATCTTGCGGTCCCACGTCAGCTGCTTCGCCTTGGCGTCCGGCTTGGTCGGCAGGTACTCGCGCAGGTCCTGCTCGCTGTACTGGCCCTCCTCTCCGATCTGCGTCGGCTCGCCGAGGCGACGCTTCAGCATGTCGTAGATGCGCTGGTTCACCACCTCGGCGGTGATGTAGCGCCCGTTCGGCACGAGTTCCTTGGCGTCGCGCACGAACGCATCGACCGTGGCCGAGCCAAGACCTTCTCCGCGCATGTCCGGGCGGACGAAGATCGAGGACAGGTGCGCCGTGTCCGTGCCGTCCCGGTACACCGTGGTCTCGCCGACCTTGCGGTTGCCGACGTACATCGAGCGGTTGCGGATCGACGAATCGCCGTGCGTCAGCTGCGTGCGGAATTTGCTGTACAGGGGGTTGTCGGCGCGCCACTCCGCAGCGAGTTCATTGAACCGCCTCGGATCACGCAGCAGCAGGTCATCGAGGGTTTCGTAGCCCTCCTCCCGCGCACGCTCGGCAAGATCCGCCGCCTGCCGGGCGGCCTCGTTTTCGGGCGTACGAACAGTCGAACGCTGCGCCAACAGCTGTCGATTTTCCACGTCTGAGCGCGACGGGATCTTGACCGCGCCGCGCTGGGTGGGTACAGTGAGCCATCCGTTAGGACCCCGGGATTGACCCGTGGACTGATCCGAAGCGGTAGGGCCTGCCGACGGTAGGCCCGTTTTATTTCTAGCTTCCCTTTCGTCGTAGTACAGCAGGTGCTGCGCGTAGGTGTTGATCTGCTGCGGCGTCCTCGGGTGGACGCTCTTCACGAAGTTCACCATCTGCCCGGCGTACTTGTCCGGCGCCACCGCCGCCGCGACGTAATCGCCGTTCGGCAGGCGCGCGCGCGTGATGACGAGGAAGGTGTCGCCGTTGATGGTGCGCGCGACCTTCTGGTTCCTCTTGTCGAACTCCGACTTGTGGTAGATCGCGATCGGGTCGGCCAGCAACTCGGGCAGGCGCTCCAGCGTCTCGCGCGGAATCGCCGTGCCGTGCTTGGACTCGTGGTGCTGGTCGGTGCCCTTCATCCACACATTGCCGGCCGTGGACACCACGTACCTGTTGTGACGCAACGCCCGCACCGCGCGCAACGCGTCCGGGGTCTGCATCACCGGGATCTTGGTGGTCGAGGCCACCTTGCGATCGAACTCGGTGGCGCCGTTCTCCATGCGCTCGATCAGCTTCTCGATCGAGGGCCAGTAGGCTTCCCCTTCCTGTACGCGGAAGGCGCTGCGATTCGGAACTTCCTTGCCATGCGCCCTGACCATCGGCGCGAAGGCGCGGCGGATCGCCTCTCCGCCGATCGCGGAGCCGGCGTCATCGAAGCTGGTTACGCGCCCGCGTTCCTTGGTGACATCGCGGAACGTCGCCGACAGCTGTTTGCGCAGGTCCTCGATCGGGACGCTGCCGAGGTATTCTGCGGTCCACGCCCCGCCGCGCTCGAAGCTGTAGGCAACGGCGCCGCCCTGATGCTCGAACTTCCCGACCGGGGCTTCTTCACGCGGTGCGCGATCGCGCGCGCCGCGCACGATGACATCGTAGTCACCGAACGGCTTGGTGGTCCTGACGAGGAACGCGTGGACGTGCGTGGCCTCTGCCCCGTACGACGGGGCGTCGATGTCGTCCATGTTCGCCAGATAGCGCGCCACGCCGTCAGAGTTCCCGGCGTTGCGCCCCGCCAGCTGCGGCGCGCTGGTCGCCGCCCGGTACACCACGAACGCCTCGCCGGTCTTGGCGGGAGGCGCATCACCGATGGACAGCTGGGTCTTGTTGCGTACCTTGGAATACTGCGCTTCGCCGGACGGCTCGCGCGTCAGCCAAGCTGGTCCAGCTTGACCCTCTCCTCTTCCGACATTTCCGCGACCTTCTGCAAGCCGCGAGACATCCCTACCGCCGCGATCGCCGCGCGCCTCTCCCGCGCCTCGTCCCCGTCCTTCACGAGGTACTTCTCCGCTTCCGCCGAGAGTTCCTCGGACGACATCTTCTGATACTCGTCCAGCAACCTCTGACTCACGTAGGCCATCGATAAGTTCCTTGTGAAGCGCCGCCTCGTCGCTTGCACGCTCCTGCATCCGACGATCGAATTCATTGTACCGCGCAGGCTGGATGATGACGGCGTTTTTCTTCCCGTACCCCTGCGTGCCATTGTCAAGATAGATGAAGTACACCTTGCGGTTGCCGCCGAACTCGCGGCGCAGCTGTGGAACAGTTGTTGCCACGCCGACATGGGTGCGAAGATGCTCGGCAAGCGGCACTGCGCGCCCCTGCCGCACCGCCCTTGGCAGGGTCCCCTCCACGAAGGCCGTGACCGGATCCCGGTAGACGAACATCACCGTCGCATCGCGCCCCGACCGCAGCGCCTGCGAAATCTTCTGCATCGACGACCCCAGCGTGTTCAGGTTGGTGTCGTAGATCATGTCCGCGTTCATCGCGCGCTTGTACAGGGCGGCGTAGGTTTTCAGGCCGGTTGTCTTGCCGGACCCGGTGCCGCCAGCCGTGAAGAACACCTCGAAGTTGCGCTTCGGGTCGCGCGGCATCGCCAGCCGGCGCTCGTACATCTTCTTGACGAGGAACGACATCGGCTCATGGACGGACGCCGAGTGCAGGGCGCGCGACGCCTTGCTGGCGGCGTACTCCGGCACCAATTCACGGGCAAGGTCGGTGTTGAGGTAGCGGCCACCGTACGCCCCATCCAGCTTTCCGTACCTCGCGATCGTGCCATCAAGGTCCTCGATGACCATGCGCGCGGCGCTTTCCTCGACCGCGCGCTGCTCGGGCAGGAGGTTGTCCCCTTTCTGGATCGCGAGGCCGTTGCCGACGTATGCCTTGTCGGTGACGCGGAACGCGGACTTCTTGCCTTCCTTGTCGCGCTGCTGCTTTACGCCTTCGAGGCGGGCTGCGGCTTGGCGTTCGAGTTGGCCTTGAGTGCGCCCAGCAAACGGCGCCTTTTGTCCTGCGTCTGCGGCGACGGCGGCGACTGCTGGAGCGCGGCCACCCCAGTCGCTGCGCGCGCGAGTTGGGTCGAGTCCGGCTTCTGCGAGAAGGTCTTGGTAGATGCGTTCATTGAACAGGCTCCCGAAGTCGGGGGTTGCTTGGATCAGCTGGTTGATGGCGTCCGTGTCGGACAGGATTTCCGGCATGGTGCGCTGCTCGCCCGCGCGCTCGCGCATTTCGTACAGCGTCTTGGCCCACGCCCAAATTGTTTCCTGCACCTCGACCGGGGTCCACGTGTCGCCGGTCAGCTTCGTAAGCAGCTTGGATGTCTCCCGTACGCGCGCCGACATGGCGAGGTATCCCGGGCGCTTGCCCGGCTCGGTGCCGCTGACGTTCAGGGTGCCGCCGAACAGCTTCTGGTCCACGGCGGCATAGGCCGCCATCCACGCGTCGTTCGTGACCTCGTTGACGTGACCGAGCAGGTTGCGGAAGAACGAGTTGACCTTGGGGCCGGACAACACCAAGCTGGCAGGTTCTGCGGCCGTGAGGGCGCGCTGGGTGTTCTTCACCCACGCGTCCAGCACCGAGTAGTTGCGCACGCGCTGGCCGTTCTCGGGCGAGGAGTTGGCGAAGTTCACGATGCGATCCGCGATCGCGTCCTTGCCGCCGTCCAGCTTCATCCCCAGCTTGGCGCCGAGGCGGAAGATCTGTTCCTTGTCGCGGTTGTGGATCGGCGACTGCAGCACCGAGTCGCCCATGATGTCGAGGATTTCCTTGTCCGTCGTGGGGCGCCCGGCCTGCACCCAGTTCTTCCAGATCGTCAGGGCGTTCAGCAGGTTGTACTCGACCGAGGTCTGCGGAGACGTGGCCGCCAGCATCGCGGCGAAGCGCGGCGCATCCGGCCCGAACACGCGCATGATCGCCTCGGCGCTCTCCCTGTACCAGCCGCGCTTGGCGCGCCCGGCGTGCGCCACCGCCGCCATTTCCTTCGCGGTCGGCAGCTTCGTGAGCAGGTCCACCATCTTGCGCGCAAGGTCCGGGCGCAGCTTCGCGGCCTCGTCCCCGGTGAGGTGGCGCGCCGCTTCCTCCATGACGCGCTCCTCCCCGCGTGTGCGAACGGCCGAACGCATACCCTGCTCGGCGCGTTGCGAGAGGATTTCCTGCAGGGAGGGTTCGCGGGTGAGGGCTTCGGTCTGCTGGGCGCGGAAGGCGCGGGCGGCCTCGGCGGCGGAGGGTTCTGGCGCGGCGGCCGGAGCGGCGGTTGCGGCAGCTGGCGCGCTGCGGATCTTGATGTAGTCGGACATCGCATCGACAACAGCTGTGCGCGCGGCAGCGAGGTCCTTCACGTAGCTGTCGGTCTCGAAGCCGCGCACCCGAGCGCGGGTGAGCAGGTTGGTGAACCAACCCTTCACCGCGTTGAACACGCGCTGCATCGCGGGCTGTCCGTCCTGTTGCTCGATCCTCTGGAACAGCTGCGTCCAGAACTGCTTTTCGCCAAAGCGGTTGCCGAGGATGTCGTTGACCATTTCCTCTTTCACCGCCTCGTCGCTCAACCCCTCGGATCCCGTGTACTGGGCGCGCATGCGCTGCATCCAGTCCGGGTTGGCAAGCGAAATCACCGTGTCGGCCAGCTTGCCCCACGTCTCGCCCGCTTCCTTGCGCAGGTGGTGGCCGAGTTCGTGGCCGAATACCACCGAGGCATGCGCATCCGTGGCGTCGCGCGACAGGTAGATGTTGTTGTCGTCCGGCATCGTGATGCCGTTGAACCACGATTCCTTCGACGCGTTCTGGTGTTCGACCAGAACGATGTCCTTGTTGAACAGCGCCTTGCTCAGCCGCTGGAGGTATCCGAAGGTGCGCTTGCCAAGGCGGGTGGCTTTGTAGTTTTGCCCCCCGATACCAACCTCGACCTCAGTATCGCTGTCGGGCAGTTCCTCTTGAGCAACGATCCGTGTTCCGGCTGGGGCAACGCGCTCACCAGCCGCAGCTGCTGGCGCTCCCGCTCCACCCACGCCTTGAGCAGCGAGATTTTGTTGATCTGCCGCTGTCGCTGTCCCAGCAGCGGGTTGTGCAACATCGGGTTGCTGCTGACCAGCTTCATCGGTTCCTCCAACCTGAACGCCAAGGATGGCGCCCAGTTCGTCGTCGTTCTTGCGGTTAAGCGCGGCGCGCAGGTTGCGCAGTTCGCGGCGCTCTGCCGGGGTGATGCGCTCCTGCTCCTGCTTCTCAAAGATCGCGTTGCCGTTCTCGTCGCGGCCCACGAACTTCTCGGGCGCCGGGCCAAGGCGCTCGCGCGCCGCCAGTTCCTCGATGCGCTCGCCGGCCAGCGCGCGCACCTGCTCCGCGCTGACCACCACGGGCGCCTCGGCGGCTGCGGCTTCTACGGTGACGGCTGGCGCTGTCGCGGGCGCCGTCTCGGGCGCGGCCTCGCGCGGACGCGACACGGCGCCGTACAGTCCACCCATGCCCGAGCCAGCCAGCATGCCCTGCGCAGCCGCCTTGCCCACATCCTCGCCAACCGGCTTGCCCTCGGCGATGTTCTGCATCGCCTGTTCCTGTGCGGACTGCGGCATTTCCTCCAGCACGCCTTCGCGCACCGCAGATCCGACGACACGCTTCGCAAGACCCGGAGCCTCGGTGACTTCCTTGCGCATGCCGGCCGTGGCGATCCCGGTCTCCACGTCCGCCATGCCCAGTTTCTTGCCGAGCGCGGTGCCGGCGATCTTGCCGCCCGCCAAGCCGATCACAGCGGTCCCGGTCCCGCCCGCGAGCGCGGGAAGTACGTATTCACTCCAGTCCCGGTTCGCCTGCCGCGCCTGCTCGGCGATCGAGCCGGCGGCTTGCGCGCCCTCGGCGCCTGCGGCGACCGCAAGGATCCTCGGCAGCGCCGCCTCGACCGCCTCGCGCCCCGCCTTCTCCAGCATCGCCGGGGTGAGCGGGCCGACAGCGGCGGCTTTCTTCCCGGCCTCCACGAAAACCTTCGTGGCGAACTGGCGTGCCACGCCCGCGATCCCCACGGTGCCGGGCAGCGATTCGAGGATCATGCCGGCGATCGTGCTGGGGTTCTGGATCATCGACAACGTGGTGTCCACGAACCCCTTCGCGTCGCCGACTTCCTTGTTGGCGGCCTTGCGGGCGTCGCTGTAATAGCCTTCGAGAATCTCGCGCGTGCGCTTCGGGTCGTAGCCCGCGATGGCAAGGGCGCTGCCGGCGCCGCCGAGCGTCAGGATGTCGAGCAGCCCGACGGCGGATTCGCCGAGCGCGACAGGACCCTTGGCTAGAAGATCGATCGCGGCATCGCCGGCACGGCGCGCGAAGCCACCGCTCGGTTCGGCGGGCTTCTTTTCTGCTTCTTCAAGCACGCCACCGAAGATCCCGTTCAGGAACTCGTCTGCTGTTTCGGCGCGCCGAACAGCTGTTGGCGCTGCGCCGGGACGGCCTTTGGCTGTTGAAATGCCGAAAATGCTGTCCAAGAACTCCTCCGCCCCTTCTTCTTTGGCTTCTTGGCGATGTACCGTCGTTGGGGCAGGAGGCGCGCCGGCAGCCACAGACGGGTCGTCGCGCAGGATCCTCTCTCTCTCGGCAACGAGGGTGGCCTTGATCTTCGGGTCCTTGGCGCGACGAATCTCGCGCTCCAGTTCGGCAAGGTTCCCCTCGGAGAGGTTGTTCGCCGCATCCCACGCCGCCTCCTCTGGCGTGAGTCCAACCTGCACCGCCATGCGGCGCTCGGCTGCGTTCGGCGGACGAAGTGGACGATCACCCATTACGGGAATGCGCCTTGACGATTGCGGTACTCCTCCAGTTCTGCCTCGCGCGCGATGGCGCGATTGCGACGATCCCTTTCGTAAGCCGCCGCAGCCGGCACTCCGGCGCGCAAATCGTTCTCGATGATGTCGTTCGGGGTGAGGATGCCGTAGTTCCGCTGGCCGCTTGGGGTTGCTGGCGCCATGCCGGGGGACTGCTCCGCGCGACGCATGGCAGCGGCCCCCGTGTTGGTCCCAACAACGGCGGGTTCTTCCGTCGTCAAGGCTGCCGCGCGCGGGCGCGCCGGGGCAGCAGGGGCGCCCGGGCCGCTGCGCCGCTTGCGCAGGGCGTCGAACGCCTTGTCGATGTTCTTGTCGAACACCTTCTCGTCGAACTGTCCCTTGGCATCCACGGACTTGTCGCGCAGCGCCGTGATGTTGCGCATCACCATCACGAAGGCTTCGTTCGCCGACATGTCGGGGTTGCGGCGCATCAGTTCTTCCTGAAGTTCCTCGCCGACCTTGCGCGACTTCGTGTTGATCGCGGAGTTTTGCGTGAGGGGGTCCTTTTCCTTCTCCACGTCGTTCCACATTTCCTTGATCGTGGCGCGCACCTCTTTTTGCGCGGCTGCCTCCGACTTGCCGGACTGTGGCTTGTCGCGGTCGAGGTACTGGGAGTAGGACTTGTAGTACCTGCCCTTCTCCTCCTCGGCCCTCGTCTCGGCCGTCGTCTTGCCGATCTTCGCTTCCTCGCCGCGTTGCCTCAACAGCTGTCCGGTGCCGAAGGTCTGTCCGATCGTGGACGCGGTGATCGAGAATTCCTTGCCGCTCTGCCCGATGCCGACGAACTTGTAATCTCCGGTCGGCTGCCCGTCCCGGCCCATCACCGGCTCGACGCGCATCGTTGCGGGGTCCACACCCACTTTCTTGCCGAGGCGATCCATCGCCTTCGAGTCGCCTTGAAACACGGCGCGCACAAGGTCCTCGTCCACGCCCGCCTTCTCGAAGCGGTTGTGCATGTCTGTGAGGGCTGTGAACTGCTGCGGGTCGAGGGCGCCGTACTTGGAGTAGATGCCAATCTGGCCCTTCGCGAAATCCATCATCGTGTTCGCGGTCGGCTTGATTTCGTTGCCCTGCTCGTCACGGCCGCCGATGTTGAACTTCGAGAACAGGTCCTGAAGTTCGGCGCGCATCCTCTGCTTGTTCTCCATATCCGTGACCTGCCCGGCGCGGATCTTTTCTTCCTGCTCGAACGCGCGCTCGCGACGCTTCTCGTCCGCCTCCAGAATAGCGGTGCGGCGCTCCTCGGATGCGGTACGGCGGCGCAGGTCCTGCAGACGCTCGCCCTGCGCCCAGCCTTCAGCCATGCCACCCGCGAAGGTATTGATGGCCCTTCCAGTGCTGCGGTTCATGTCGCCCCCTATGCGTAGACTGCGGACGGGCGCCGACGCCGTACCGGCGTGTGGGTGGCACGCACGATGCGGTCAAGTTCTTCCTTGCCGATCTTGCGCACCGTGTCGGCCGGAAGGACGTACTCGCCGTTCGACACGGCCAAGTGGTCGCCGTCGTCCACGTTGATCGCGCGGATGCTGTCGGAGGTGCCGGTGCCGCGCCCACGGACCTTGCCGCCGTGGGTCCCGTCAACCTCGCCGCCATCGGCATAGCGCCGCCGGAAGGAGCGACCGATCACGCCACCATCGGCCTTGCCGCCGCCGAAGTACGACGACGCGAACATCCCCGCCATCTGGCCGAGGCCGCCCATGCCGGCACCCGCATCGCCCCCTGTAGCGGCGCTCCAGTTGAGCATCTGGCCATAATTCTGCGAGTAGATCCCGCCCCAGCCGAGAGCGTTCTTCGCCTGCAACTCGGCCGGCATCATGCCGTACTGGGTGCCGGCGCCTTGGAACTGCGCGTACGGCAGGCCGGACGCGTATCCGGCATTGGCGTTGTTGACCAAGGAATTGCCGGCGTTCAGCGCCACCCCGGCCATCTGGCCGGCGGTGTTGGGCATGCCGCGCCCGAAGGCCGTGGCACCGGAGCGCAGCGCCATCAACCTCGACTGCTCGGCGTTGCGCGTGCTGTTCTGCGCTCCCGCGATCCCAAGCGCAGAGGTGTTGGCGTAGTCGCGCGCCAAGGCCGCCATGCGGTTCGGATCCACGCTGAACCGGCCGAGCAGGCGGGCCTGCTGGCTCGTCGCGTTGTTCACGGCGGCCGTGGCGGTGGCGCCGGAACGCTCCGCCGCGCGCTCGATCGCGATGTCCGACAGGGCCGACAGCCGCTCCTGACGCTCGTCATCGCGAATCGACGGGTTCGTCAGCAGGTCATGCAGCTGTGCGCGCTCTTGGGCGTTGAGGTTCTGGCGCCCGTACGCATCCGCCAGCATCTGCTCCTCTGCCGGGCGGAACCTCTGGCGGTAGTCCTCGTACTGCTCGTCCGAGCGGATCGCCGCCTTGCGCTCGATGTCGCGCTGCTGCTCGACCGTCTTGGTGATCTGAGACATCAGATCCTTGCGCTCGGCCTTCGACTCCTCGTAGACGCGCTCGCGGAACGCGCGGTCCTCGCGCGCCACCTGCGCCATCACATTCACGGCGTGATCGCTGGCCGCCTGCATCGGCGCGTAGTTCGGGGCCGGGGGCGGAGACGGATCATCGCCACCGAAGATGTCAAGAATTCCACCCATAGGGGTCTCCTACAACACGATGTTGTACAGCTTGGCCACGCACTTCATGCCGAGGCGTTCGAGCAACTTGCCGGTATCGGCCGTCAGGTGCTTGTTGACGATCTTGATTTCACTGATCTTGGGAATCTCCCACCGCAGGCAGGCGAACGCGAACCGCAGCAGCTTCGCCGCCACCCATCCCCTGCGCGCTTCCGGGCGCAGGTAGAAGAATTCCTCGCCGGCCACCAAGGTCTGCGTGTGCCGGTGCGGGGCCACCACGAACCCGATGTGACCCATCAGGCGCCCGTTGTCACGCACCGTGTAGAGCCTGAACTTGCCTTCGTGGTCCAGCCGGAAGTACTGCTGGTAATCGGGGTTGAACGGGATCTCGCGGTGATACCTCTCCGTTTCCTCCCAGTTCGCTCGCCAGAGTTCTGAGACTTCCTTGATGATCGTCTCCAGATGCTCGCTGCCGTACCTGTATGTCACCGCGTCGCCTCGATCAGCTTCTTCTTGGAGAGCGCGCAGTCGTAGTACAGGTCGCTGACCTCGATCAGCTTGCGCAGCACCGCGCCAGCAGAGCCGTCAGTCAGTACGGTCAGGTGCGGGCATTCCTCCGTCAGGCTTGCATCCAGCGGCATTCTTCCCGAGGAGGGCGGCGTTTGCGAGGCACAGCCCGTCAGCATCGAAGCACAGGTTGCGATACACAGGGCGATCAATGATCCGTTCGACATGCTCGGTTCTCCAGCGAACAACTGTTTTTTTCTTGGCGCGCTCCTCGGCCAGTTCCTTCGCCGCCGTGCGCGAGCGCAGCAACTCGACTTCCTTCTGCGCTGCAACAGCCGCATCCCACTCGGCCTTCACTTCCGAGGCGCCCCACGCCTTGACCTTGGCTACCCCGGTGGCAATCATCGCCATGATGGCGAGGGCCAGCACGGCGTAGATCGCGATCTTCATGCCTCGACGGCCACGGGGTTCTGGATCGTGATCCACACCTCCTCGCCGCCCTCGATCGCCCCGTCGATCAACTCGAACAGCTGTGCGAACGCCTTCCTCGACTCCAGCACCACGCCGTCGCCCGTGAACTTCGCGCCCGGCAGCAGGCAGCCCTCCGTGTCGTCGTGGTCGTTGCCGGGATGGATCCTCACCCCGGAGAACCCCGGGACGCCCACCAGCAGCGGGAGCGGGCGCCCGAAGCGGGCCGACTCGTTGATGATGACCTTGTAGCGCCCGGATGGAACAGCTGTTTCTCCGGCGACCTTCCATTCGGCCACCGGAACCCCGGGCCTCTCTCGAACCCGATCCTCTAGGATCCAGCAGACGTGCCCGGCGTCGTCCGTCAACTCCCCGATCGTTGCGTGATCGAGCAGCTTGGTGCGCTGGAGCAGCAGTTCCATGCCTAGCGAAGCTGCCCCATCTGCTTGCAGAACTGCGCCTGCGTCTGCCTCTCGGTCTGCGCGAATTGAAGCAGGCAGGTCTGCTCGCGCTGCACGGAGTTGCCTTCCTTCTGCGCGATGGTGAGTTCCTTGATCGCGCTGGTGTTGGCGCTGCTGACTTCCTTGATGGTTTGCACGAACATCGCCTGCGCATCCTTGGCGTCGTTCCGGTGGTCGTAGACCATGATGATGACCCCCGTCATGGCGATCACCGTCGCGATGCCGACCCAGTCCGTGATGCGGATGCCACGGATCGCCAGTCTCTTGTCGCCCGCGCCGACCTCGACGGACCCGCTGGCATCGTCTGATCGACGCCCCTGCTGTTCATCGCTCATGTCTTACCCCTTGTCAAATCGATAACGAACAAACACCGGCTTTGATCCAGCAACTTCGTTCAGTTTGCGCATACGCTCGTTGTCGTACGCTACGTGACTCTCGAACGCCGTGACAATCGGATCACCGTCGAAAATCTGGCGGAAGCGCCCACGCAGTGCGCGGTACACTCCGAGGCGCTGGTACTGTGGCTTCACGCCGCAGAAGTCCACCCACCACCTTCCGCCGTTGTCGAGGATGTTCCACAAGAACACCCCAGCAAAATCGCCATTGATTTCAGCCCATAGGGCGCGCTCTTCTCCCGTCAGGAATCCGAACACGTGAGGCGTGCGCTTTCTCAATTCTAGATTCAGTTCGAGAGCGCCATTCACCACCTCGACCGGGCAACGGCGCAACTCGTGGCAGTAGATGACGTTAATCATGCTTCGCCAGCGGCGTCTCGCTCTGGCGTCCGAGGGCGGCCTTCTGCCTGCGCTGCACCTCCCCGGTTACTTCGCCGTCGTAGTCCACGGCGGCGCTAACCATCGGGTAGCCCTCCGGGTAGCGTTGCAGCACGAACATCAGGCAGCCGCGCTCGGTGGTCTTGAGCCGGTGCCAGTAGTTCGACGGCAGCTTCTTGCTGATAAGCCTGCCGCTGTGCTTGGGCCTCCAGCATCCCTCGGTGCCGCCTGAGATTTCTGTGTAGGTCCGCATGTGTCCAGAGAGCGGGATGAAGATCTGCTCCATCGGGTGCGAGTGCTTCGGCACTTTCTGGTGCGGATGGAACATGTACAACTCGGCTTGGTAGCGACCATGCCTGAACCACACGAAGCTGGACGACGAGTCGGTGGCGAACATGCGCTGATGGTCCAGTTCCGGCAGCAGCATTGGGAAGCCGCTCGCGCAGAACCACTCCGCGAAGTGTTCCAGATCTGGCCACTCGAAATCCGGCAGCGCCGGCTCTGGAACCACGCGCCTGAGTTCCTTGACCTGCAAATTCAAAGTTTCCACGACATTCCTCCGTAAGCGTTGGCGGGCAACGAAATTCTCACGTCCGTCGTCTTGGCGTACAGGACGTTGGGGGACTGAACCTCCATGCCGTTCGCCAGCATGGATCCATTTGAAATGATGAAGATTGCCCCCCTCGGCAAAACCAAGTCAGCCGGGCCGCGAAAATGTTCAAAGCCAATCGGCTCGGCGCTCGCTTGCCCAAAGCTGTCAACGGGGTATACACACAGGCGCCTTGTGTTGCTGCCAAAAAACATCCGAGTAATTCCCGGGCTGCGAACCTCGTGAATCTTGTCGGTGGGTTTGCCGTCCTGCCCAAGAACCACGCTCAACGGGTGATCGGTGTCGTTGTAATACCAAACGCCATCAATCTCGTTCAAGCACTCCAGACTACCGCTGACGCACAAGTTGAAGTATGGCAACTCGCGTACCGATGCCTCTGGAAACACCACGTCCCAGTACGCGCCCTCGTCACCGGACAACTCCGTGATCTGATAGCCGTAGCCCTCGAAGATCACGCGAGCGCGCGCCTTGTATTTGGCGCGCGGGTTAAAGAGAAGCGATTTGGTATGCCTCTGCATCCGCGCGCTCCAGTTCATGTTGTGGCCTGAAATGCTTGGCCGGGTTGCCAAACCACACACCACTGGCAATGCTGTGCCTGACCTGCGAGCAGGCACCAACTTCGACGCCATCGCCGATCTTCACGCCCGGCATCAGAGTGACCCATGCCCCGAACTTCGCTGCATCGCCGACGACGCACGGCCTCCTCTCTGGAGACCCCAGCTTCGGGGTGTCTGTGGTCGTGAAACCGAACTTCGCGATCACGTTGTTGCCGATCCTCGTGCCGGCGCTGAGAGTGCAGCGGCTGCCGAGTGTCGTGCCCGAACCAATCACACAATCGTTGCGAATCTCGCAATAGTTACCGATCACAACGCCATCACCGATTACCGCGCCGTCACGCACGATGCAGAAGTCACCGATCTTGACGCCATCCCCGATAACAGCGCCATCCTCGATCACGCAGAACTTGCCGATTACAGCTTCCATACCGTCATGCCGTGTAGGCCGGCAGAGAGAGTGAAGGCGTGGTCTCCGCTTTGGGCATGGACCACATGGGCGTCTGCACCAGAGCCATCCAGAACGACCAAGATTCCGCCCTTGGGGATCTGAACCTCGCTCGGGCCAACCTCGAACCTGTATCCCAGCTGCTCGTAGGTTCTGGCACCAATCACATCAACGGCGTTTACACACACCTTGTAGGTGTTGTTGAGGAAGAAGACCCTCGTTCTTCCCTCCGGCCTGTAATAGAACACCTCTTCCGACAGCGAGCCGTCCGGCTTCATCAGGGCGCCGATCGGGTGATCTTTGTCCTGCCCCCACCAGACGCCATCCGTCTCGGACACCATGACCGTGCCGCCGCTCGCGTAGTGCGGGATTGCAGCATCGCCCCCCCTGTAGCCTTTCTGGTAGATGATGTCATGATAATCGCCGATGTTGCCGTGCCATTGGCCAAGCAGGTATCCCCCGGGCAGCAAGACGCCGCCGGGAACATCGTCGTCGATCGCGCGAACGGCGCGCGAATCGCTGTTCAGCAGGTGCGCGTATGGTCCGCTCACATAACCACCTTCGATCTGTCGATCAGATTCTCCATCGCGGGGGAGAAAAACCCGTTGACACGAAGCTGCACCCGAACCCTCTCCACCTTCCTCACGCCATGGAAACAGTCGTCTCGAAAGATGAACGCCGGGTGATCGCCGATCGTGTAGTGCCGCCCTTCGCGCATGAATTCCAGACCACGACCGCCGCTCTCGATATTGAGAGTTAGGCTGCGTCCACCGCTGGAGTAGTAGATATTGGACGGATCATCGTGGTGAACTGTGCCGGTGTTGCCGGCCGGCAAGACAATCAACCTGACCACGGTGATCTTCTCGAACGGCAACGACTCGCACAACTGTCGAACATACGGCGCGAAAATGTCGTCACGCCACGCCCACCTATCGTTCGTATACCTGTTTCTCATGCTACCACGCCCGAGTTTTGATGCCTCGTGCCCCGGAAGGTGCGTCAGGCCGATCGATTTCCACGTGTACGCCGTAATCATCGAATCTTCTCTGCCGCCAACGAAGACTTCGTTGACTGAGAACGGCGGGGCAACATCCATCATCCCCGGGGCGGTTCTTGTCCAGTCGAGCAACGGGAACAGCTGTTCCATTTCCATGAATGCGCGCGGGCGATCGTACTCGAAGTTCAACTTCGCAAATGTGGCATCAAGTAGATTCATTTCCTGCGCACCACCACGAGCCTCGTGTCAGAGTAGTTCGCAGTCAGTTCAACGTCGTTCTCGACCTTCGAGAAGTGCGGCGCCAACAGCTGCAAATCCCGGTCTCCGCTGATGTTGGCAACCACCCCGCCCGTTGCAACAACCATCAGGCACCCGCCCTTAATGGTCAGCTTCTGGCCGAATTGCATGTCAATTACTTCGCGCGGGAACGGGTCATCGCATTCCTTGCCGTCCTCGCCGAGTGCAGAAAAGCACAACTCCTGCGTGTTGCCCCTAACAGCCGTCCAAGTCCAGACACCAACCTCGTCGAAATCCCCGCCTTCGTCGCTGATGCTGCCGGGGAAAAACCGCCACTTCTCGGCGCCGCTAGGAGAAATCATCAACAGCTGTCCGCGCAAACAGACCGTCAGGCACGCGAACGCAGACCTCGGGGTTGGTTTGTCAACCATGACCTTGAGGACCGCGCCGACATCGCCATCCCACAGCGCGACCGCAAATTGCGGGTCCCTGTAAAACGGCGTTTGGACCAACCTGCGTTCGCTCATAGCACCGTTGTTCCGATTTTCTTCTCCGGTGGGCGACGCGCGCGCAGCACGATCGGCCGTGGGGCGTTCTCCGGGGATTCCCGTTCGCGCTCCGGCACACTGTGTTCGGTTCCGAGTGCCGACAACGCACCACGCATCGATGTGTCGATAGACGGATCGATCACCTTCTCCATCATTTCCAGCCACTCCCTCGGCGGAGTGATCTTCGAGAGAATGTATTCGATCAACGCCTGTCCCTCTGGCGCCGGCACCACCAAGACATCCACGCTGCAATCGGTGCGGCACCGCAGCGGATATCCGTTCTCGTGACGCGCGATCACTTCGCGCTCTAGCCAGTGACCCGGGTCGGCCTTGGGGTCCGGCTGGTATCGCTCGATCTTGAACGATGATGCCAGCACGTCCTCCGTCACCTTGTCTGTGTAGAACCTCACGATTGCCTGATGTGAGTTCGGGTCGAAGCCCAAGATGCGCATCTTCACGTTCATCTGCCGCTCCTCAAACGATTGGGCCGTTGCGCGTCCCGGTGGCGATCCAGTAGATCAGGCTGTTGCCGTTGACGCTGTTGCCTTGCGCCCCAGCTGAACCGTTTGATCCTGCTGCCGCGCCAGCCCCAGCACCGTAGGAAGAAGCGGTGCCACTGTTGCCGCTGCTGCTGAGTCCGCCGCCATTGCCGCCGGCCCCAGCAAGTCCGCCGCCAGCGCCGCCTGATTGCCCTGATCCTGCGCTTCCAGCCACATCGCACCCGAAAGAACCGCCAGCGCCGGGAGAGCCGTTGGACAAGCCAAGTCCAGCACCACCACCACCGCCACCTTCGTAGTGATCCACGTATGGATCTTTCTTGGTGCCGCTTCCTGTCTGGTAATAGCGCGCCCCGCCTCCGCCCCCGCCGCCGCCACCGCCGGATCCGGCTGCGCCCCCAGTACCGCCGGTCAAGGTGCCGGATCCGTTGTCCACGTTCATCTTGATCGTGGTGTAGAACGAATCTCCCCCGGTGCTTCCGCTCGTGGCCCCGGAGCCGGCGGACCCGGGCATGCCAACCCCGAAGCCGTTGCCGTTGTTCTGCGCTTCGCCGCCCTTTCCGCCGTTACCGCCGTTGCCGTTCGTGCCGGCGGCCCCGGTCCCTCCGGTGATAGTTGATGTCTGCTTGACATAGGCGAACGAGTAGGTCGCCATCGCCGCATGCCAGCCGCTACCGCTGCTGAACGCCGGAGTGCTGGGCGTGGTGGACCCGATGGTCGCGCTGACGCGAACATCCAAGATGCAGAGAAAGGCCGGGCTTCCGGCCTGCGTGCGCGCGTTGAAGTTGTTGGTCGCGCCGGACACCAACAACGCGATTACTGGCATCAATACTGGCGACATCATCATGGCCGTTACCTCACGTCAGGCAGGAAGCTGCCATACAGGTTGGTGCCATCGCATACAAACGAAATGATGTCGCGACGATTCGCTGTGGTCGTGAGGACGGGTGCGATCGCCTGCACCCACTTGAACACCGAGTTCCAAGTGAGCGTCCTGCCTCCGGTGCCGTCCTGAAGAACATGCAGGATGTAGACGCCCTTCTTCAGGTTCGTCGGCGCGTTCATGTTGCGGTTGCCGGCGAGCGTCACGCTCGCGATGTGCCCGCTGTTCATGTTCCAGTCGATGTTCGCCCCGTCGGTCAGCGTCTGCGACGTGTTGTCGGGGTTGGTGTGCAGCTTGTTGGTGAGCGTCTGCGAGTCGGTCAGCGTCACCACGTCCGAGCCGATGTTCAGAGTCGGGTTGCCCGAGACGCCATCGCCGTTCGTGACGGTGATCTTGTTGGTGGTGCCGGTGATCGTGCGCTGCGCCCACGCATCGGTTCCGGTGCGCACCGCGATGCCGGTCGAGGCCAAGCCCTCCAAGGCCGACAGGTCGTTCGCCAGCGCGATCGTCGGGTTGCCGGACACGCCGTCCGCGTTCGACCACGTGATGCCGGCGGCCGGGGCGCCCATCGACCGGGTTGCCATCGTGCCGGATCCCGTGCGCACGACGATCCCGGTGGTGGACAGCGCGGCAACAGCTGTCAGGTCCGAGTCGAGCGGCTGTGCGTCCGTGATGCCGTAGCCCGCCAGCGTGGTCGGGGTCGAGGTAACGCCGCTCCACGGGACGCTTCCGGCCGACCCGGTGATGCTGATGCCCCACGTGCCCACCGAGGCCCACGACGAGCCGTCGTATTCCTCGATGATCTTGCTGCTGCGGTTCCATCGCTTCGAGTACTGCGGGACGTTGGACGGGCTGGTCTGCGTGGAATCCAGCCACTTCATGATGTCCAAGTCGCGGTTCTTCAGGTACGCGAGGATATTCGTGTAGCTGTCGCTCAGCGATGGTGTGTTGAAGTCCGCCATGCGTTATGCCCCTTTGGACGCCCACGATGCCTTGCCTGCCTTCCGGGTGCCGGCAAGGTCGAACAGGTAGGCACGAAACGTCGTCGGATTCGGAATGTCCGTGAAGTCCACGACCTCGGTGCGCGCCGCAGTTCCCATCGCCGTCAGCGTGATGCTGCTGATGTCGATAAACGCCACGGTGAAGTCCACGCGCGTCCCGTTCGAGTCGAGCGTGATCGTCCCGGTAGCCGGCGTCGCGGGAGAGCCGGAGACCGTGTAGCTGAAGTTGTTGGCGTCGATCTTCGTCGCCACGAACTCGCCGTTGTACTCGGTCTGTGTCGCCCCGGCGATCGTCACCCAGTCCCCGGTTTCCACGCCGTGCGCCGTGAAGTTCACGGTCGCCACGGACCCGGACCGGGTGATGCTCAACCCGCTGCCGTAGTGGCAGTTCACCATCCCGGCATCGTTCTTCAGCTTGGTGTCGAGACGGATGATTAGTTCCGTCGCGCGCACGAGATTCTTGTTGCCGGTGGCCGAGACATCCAGCTTCATCTTGACGTAGCGGAAGTTGGTGCCGAACACCGACCACACGCCCGCGTAGTCCGTCCACGACGAGGCATCCAAGCTGATGCTGATCGTCGGCGTGATCGTGTATCCGCCCACCGCCTCGATGTCGTTCTTGGTGAGCGTGGCGGTAATCAGCGTAGCCGCCAGCACGGTGCCGTAGTCGAAAATCTCCGTGTACAGCGACGCGCCGCTGACGCTGGGTTCGAGGTAGTAGTTGTACCCGGCGTTGATCGCGTCCTGCCACGTGGTCCAGCTGTTCGTGGTGAAGTGTTCCTCGTACGACTCGTCGCGCTTGATCGGGAAGTACAGCGCGTTGGTCTGGTTCGTGTCCAGCTGCCCGTTGATCGTGGTGCTGACGAAAACCGGCGTATCTACCAGAGCAAGGTCGTTGCTGCTGTCGCTGTCGTCCGCAACGACGGTTCCTTGGCCCTCGTCGAAATCCCACGCGCCGATCAGGTTAGATTCGCTCTTGAACATTCCCTTGTAATGCTCGGAAACCTCGGTCGGTGTCAGCGCGCGCGCGTACACGCGGCACCCATACAGCTGTCCGTTGAACGGCTGTACAGGGGTCGGGTGGCATCCCGCGCCAACCGCCCAGTCCTTCGTGGCCGTGACAGCGCCTGTAGCCCCGCCTCCGGTGGCAACCGACGTGCCGTCGATGTAGATGTCGAACGTGCTGCCGCTTTTCCGCGCGACAAAGTGATGCCAAGCCCTGTCGTTGGGCCATTTGTTAGCAGCGGAAGTCAGGGTGGTAAAGGATCCCGCTTGGCTGGTGCGAACGGCGACCTTTCCCCAATTCGCGTCCGTGGTGTCCTCGATCCTGAACAACAAGCCCGAGGCTTGGAACACCTCGTTGCCCATCACCGTGTAGTTATTCGATGCGCTGCCCAACGTCACATCCAGCTTGCACCACGCCTCCAGCGTGAAGTCCCCGGTGATGGACTTCAGGTTGCTCCCGGTGCTGTAGCCGTAGTCGCTCGACGAGCATTGGAGTGCGTAGGAGTTCTCGTCCTGCGACTTCGCGTTCGTGTGCGTCGGGGCGTCGAACTGCGAGTCCCACAGCGTGTTCAGCACGTAATCCGGCGGCTGGTTGACCACCGCTTCGAGAACAGCTGTTGACCCGGTGTTGCCGGCGGTGTCCACGGCGGCCACGCCGTACTCGTAGGTCCCTGCCGCCGACTCGAAGAACGTGGCGAACTTGCCGCCCACCGTGCCGATCAGCGCCGCGTCTCGATACAGGTTGTAGTGGTCGATCGGCAGGGTGCCGGGCGTGCTGGACCACGACGCCAGCACGTTGTTGTCGATCACCTGCAACGACAGGCCGGACACGGATGGCAGGGTCGGCGTGAACGTGATCTGCGCTTCCGCAGAGACGTTGCCGATCGCATCGTACCCCTTCACCCAGTACGTGCGGTTGCCGGCGAAGTTCACCTCGAACTCGCGGCGCGTCGAGATTGTCAATCCGTACGACGTTCCGGCCGCCCAGCTGGCCCCGTACCGAATCTCGTAGTGATCGACCGGGAACGATCCCGGCGTGGACGAGTAGGTCAGCACCACCGATCCGTTCGCCACCGCCAGCTGGATCGACGGCGTGCCGGGCACGTTCTGCGAGGTGGCGGTGTTGCCGCTCAGCCCGAGGTTGAAGTTGATGTCCACCGGGACCACGTAGAACGTGCGCGATCCGGTCCAGTTCACCGGGATGCGCAGCGTGTTCGACTGTGAAATCCCTACGGGCGTACCTCCCGGGTAGGCCGCTCCGTACGTGATGATGTAGTACTGGATCGCGAGCGCCGACGTGGGCGTGGTCCACGACAGCACCATCTGGTCCAGAACGAACGAGTGCTGGACACTCGGTGCGCCCGGCTGGTTCGACGACGACGTGCCGGACACCGCGTTGTAGCCAGACAGGTAGTGCGACTGCGACTCCTGCCGCAGCCAGTAGTAGTACTGCGACCCTGCGGGCGGCAGGTTGTCCACGTACGTCCGGCCGGTGGTCGAGCCGATCAGCGTCGCGCCGGACAAGTCGTTGGCGGTGTTCCTGTAGACCAGCGTCTGCAGGTACGTGCTGAACGTCGGCGCGTCCCACGACAGCTTGATGTTCGCCGTGTCCTGCGTGACCACGAGGCCCGTCGGCACCGGAGGATCCACGTTCTCCGTCAGCCAGTCCGGCAGCATCAGGTCGGACCACGTATTCATGTTGAGCGTGAATTCGCGCCCGTTCGCCGTGAGCGGCGCGTTCGGGTCCACGATAATCAGGCCCGCGTCGATCAGGTCGCGGAACGTCGGCGTTGCATCGAGCGGCGAGCCGCGCTCGGCGCCGCTGACCTCCAGCTGTTCCTTTACGCGCTCAAGGAACCTGCGCAACCCTACCGGCAGGTCCGTTGGGATCTGTGGGAACCCGGGCATCAGGACCCGCCGAGAAGGGACTTAATCTCCGAGACGGACGACGCGAGGATCACCTTCTCGATTTCGTTGGCGCCCTCCAGCTGCACCTCGAACTCGCGCTTCTCGTCGTTCATGCCGATGCGGAAGATGTTCTTTCCGGCAACCGTCTCGGTGTGGACTAAGGCGCCATCCGCGTACAGCTTCAGCGTCACCGGGTAGGTCGCGGCGAACACGATGCCGGAGCGAATCGCCACCGGGCGCACCATCGTCGTGACCCCCGAGCGCCAGACGTAGTTGTTGTAGCTGCCGCTCGCGTCGAACTTCTGGATCTTGGTCGAGACCTGCAGGTACAGGTTGTCCTGCGCCAGATCGGTGTGCCCCGCGAGCGCGTAGGCCGACAGCCACGTCCACGCTGCATCGCCCTGCCGAGGCTCGAACACGAAGCCGGCGGTCACGGATCCGGTGTTGTAGAAGCCGATGTAGCGCCCGTTGTACAGGTAGCCGCGAATAGAGGACGGGACCAGCGTCGTCCATTCCTTGCGCGAGAACAGCCCCTCGGTGAGATTGCGCACCCCGCCGCCGCCATCGATGCCGATCAATCCGTGCTGCGAGGCATAGGCCACGTAGCCGCCCATCGACACCATGCTGCGCTTCGAGACGCACGGCTCCGGCACCTCGATCTTGGTCAACACCAGCTGGTCGGGGGCCGCCCCGCTCAGCAGGTACGGGAACCCCTTGGTGCCGACGACCGTCGAGTTGCCAAGCGCCTTGCAGTTCACGATCGGGAAGTCGGCCGCCTTGCGGTACTCGTAGGGCCACGCATACGGCACGCCCTGCTCGCTCACGCACACGTCGTAGCCCGAGAACCCCACGCAGATGCCGTTCGCCATGACGGTGATACCCGCCATGTCGGAGGGCGGCACCAGCCAGCCCTGCGTAATCAGCGCCTCGCCGATGTTCTCGCCCACGTCGTCCGTCGTGCTGGTGACGGCGTTCGCGATTTCCTTGACAAAGAAGTAGTTGAATACGTCCTGATTCGCGATGCCGCGATAGATCCTGCGCGCCGTGGTGCTGCCGTTGCCGCCCGGCGCCGCCGAAAAGCCGTCGATCGTCACCGTCTGGCCGCTCTGCACGCTCACCACCGAGGAAGCCGGGGACGGCGCGGATTCCTCGCCATACTGCGTGACGTTGGTGTAGACGTAGGCGCGGCTCTCGGCCGTGCCGGACCCGGTGCCCGTGACCACCACGTTCGGCGCCGCCGCCGGGGACTGCACCCCGAGGTCGCGATACGCCTGCGGGTACGGCGGCCCGCCGGTCAGGGCGAGCGTGCTGTTGGTCCATTTCGGCGCGCCGTTGCCCGTGTACAGGGTGCGCTCGGTCGCATCGGCCACGATCGGCGCCTTCACGGCGTCCACGTCGTAGCCCTGCCACGTCATCCAGTACTGCGTGTCCGACGTGAGCGTCAGGCCGAACCTGTAGATCGAGCAAGGCTCCGTCGTGCCCAGCCCGGTCTGCACGTCGAGCAGTCCCTTCCACGGGCGCAGGGTGCGCGCCAGCAGATCCACATCGGTCGCGTCCTGCGCCATGCCGGGCGGCAAGCGCGAAGGGTTCAGTACAGGCGCAACCCCCGAGAACTTGGGAAAAACGATGACGGCCACGTCGTCACGGCCTTGACGGGAGTTGGACGCCGAGCAGGGCGTTCGCGCGCCCGCGATTCGCCTCGATGATGGCGTTGTTGATGCCGGCGGTCGCCATCTTCTCGTAGCGCGAAGCCTCTTTCGGGTCGGTCCACGGCTGCCTCGGGATCGCAAGCAGTGATGCAAGGGCGCCGTTCACGATTTCCGTCGCCCAGTCCTGAAACAGGAAGTCGTCGATCACGGTCGCGGCATCCGACGGGCGCAGGGCGATCAGGGCCGAGAACGCGTAGGTCGCATCCGTCTTGGGGACCACGCGCACGGTTGTCGCGCCATCCTGATACCAGCCGCGAGGGTATCCGGCGTCCGCGAGCGGCCAGTCGTTCGGGAAATACCGCGACAGCTGTTGCGGAGGAACCGGGTCAACGCGACGCTTGTCCACGAACAACTCCATGACACGGACGAGCGCCGTGTTGGACGGTGGCGTCACCGTGAACTGCGTCGTGTTGGCCGCCGGAGAGGACCCGGGGTCGAAGTAGATGTGGATCAGGGAGCGCGCGCACAGCTTGATCGTGGCGTCGCGCAGCGCCCGCACCGCCTGAGAGTAGGGGACTCCCGGGCAGTAGGGCATGAGGTCCGGCAGCAAGGCGTCGATGTTCGCCATGACTTACCTCGCGGCGGCCGGTGTGGTGGGCGAGAACGGCATCAGCTGCACGTTGGGATTGCGCAGCTGGTTGTTCTTGTCGAGTACGCCGAGCGCGGAGAGAAACGCGTTGTAGTGCGTCATCGCCATCGCGGTCTCGGTCCCGCGATCGGAGTTCTTCAGGTATGCGCGCGCCATGATGTAGTCCACGAGCGCGGGCATGTAGATGTCGGGGATGTTGATGGAATCCGTGGTGTTCGGCCCGGTGCCGCCCGGGGGGTCTGCGGTGAGGTCGGCGACATCGGCCGGAGGCATCGAGTAGACCACCTCGATCTTTCCCTGCCCGGAGCCGGGCTGCGGCGGATACACCCAAAAGATCGTCGGCTCTTGGATGTCGTGCATGTATTCCTTCACCGTGGCGCTCGTCGCGTCCGCGTGCCACCCCGGGTTCACCTGATCCAGCACCTCCATGTTGCCGAGGCGAATCGCGTCGGCCGCCGTCGTGCCGTCGCTCTGGAAGTTGCGCGTCGCCTTGATAAGCTGGTAGCCGCCGGCCGGAAGGCTCTGGCGCGTGCCGCCGACGAGCGTGATGACGGTGCGCGCCGGGTTGGCTTCCGGCTTGATCGCGACGATCTGCTTCTGGCCCATGTTGAGGTAGCCGAGAAGTTCCGACCTGCCCCAACCGACGTTGGAATCGTCGAGCAACAGCCGGGCACAGGTATCAATGACTAGCTTGGCTTTCACCGCCACGGCGCATGGCCCTCTTGATCGAACGCTTCATGTTGTCGGTGCGCATGTCGGGATGCGGACGCTTCCCGATCAGGCGCGTGTACTCCATCACCAGACGATCACGCTCGGATACGTGAATGGATTCGGATTCTGATTCCTGCGGCGTGGACGTGGCCGTGGACATGGCAATTGCCTTGTCCCGCTTGGCAATTGCCGCGTCGGCCACGTAGGGGGATGTGGCCGGACCCGGTTTTTCGCTGCCAACAGCTGTGGGCACCTCCACAACAGCCGGCGGATCGCACGGCTCCATGTGTTCCATCTTCCCCAGCCGGCCGTCGTCGATGTAGATGTGGCCGTTCAGCTTGGAGCGCAGGTACTTGGCCATCACAGGCCCCGCTACCCCGGCAGCCCGATGTCGTCCACGTCCACGGCGTCCTCGGGGTGCGCCTCCACCGGATCGCCCATCGCCGGAACCTCGGGCCTCTCGATCGGCTCGGCCTTGGGCGGCACGGCGTTCGGCTCGATCAGGTTGCCGTCCGCGTCGCACGGCTTCATGTTCGGCATGTCGTTCATGCCCGGTCCGGCCAAGTAGACGTGGCCGTTGTCGATGTTCTTGTAGTACGCCATTGCGTTCTCCTCACAGGTTGAAGGTAAAACAGGCCGGGGGCACACCTGTACCCCCGACCCTTGCCTCGGCTGCGCGCCGCTACTTAGGCGCGATAGCCGTACAGGCGACCCAGCGTCTTGTCGGCCGTCGTCTTGAAGCCGTACACCTGCAGCCCCCGGACGATGTTGCCGAAGGTAGAGGTGCTGCGCAGGGACTCCATCTTCGTGAACTGCGACGCGAAGCAGACGGCATCGCGCGTCCCGAACAGCATGTTCGTGACGTTCGTGGAACCGTCCAGCGTCAGCGTCAGGTTGTTGTTCACGTACAGCGTGAAGCGATCGACCATGCCCAGCCTGCCGTTCCGAAGGATGGTCGTGCCCTCGCCGGTCAGCGAGGCGTCCTTCAGGTCGGACTTCTTGATGAGGCCGGCCATCCACGGCGGGACCACCAACCAGCGGCCCGTCTCGGGGACGTTCTGCTCGTCGAGGACCTGCCCGCAGTCCACGATCACGTCCAGCACGTTTGCCTTGGTGATCGCTACCGGCGAACTGGCCGCTCCGAGGGCGATGTTGCCGCTGATCGCGCCTGCGGAGTTGCCGGTGTTGCTGGCGTGGGTCTGCGAGTAGATCGCAGCGAACAGTTCCTGCTCGATCTTGATCTTCATCTGCTGGGACGCGTCATTGCTGAACATGTCCATCAGCCGAAGATCGGCCTGCACGGCATCCACGTCGTCCACGACGAACGAGAAGTACTTGCCCTTGTCCACGTTGAGGACGATCAGGCCCGCCTGCGGGACCTGATTGGCGAGGGTCATGCCCTTCTGGTAGTCGCTGACCGTGATGTTCGGGATGGTGCGGATCTCAACCGTGTCGCCTTGGTCTTTGATCTCGCCTTCCCAATCCGCGTTGCAGATTTCGGTCATGCAGGTCTGCTGGTAGAACTTCACCTGCAGTTTCCCGCTCCAGATCTGCGGAATGAACTTCGCGGTGTAGCCGTCGGTGCCTGCGCCGGCACCGTAATAGTTGCCACTTACGGGGAGAGACATTTACTGCCCTTTCCGGTTGCTCCCCGCTGCGTTGCTTCAGCCGGCGAACCGGCCCTCGCGTTGCGCAGAGAGGATGTCCTGCTCGATTGAGGCAACCTCGTCCGACTTGTACCTGCCGCGACGCACGTCATCGTAGAACTGCTGCACTTCCTTGCCGGTCCACATCTTCTTCCCAGCGGGCGGCTTGTCGCCGCCACCCTTGGGTGGGTCGATCGGAGGCTGCGGAGGTGTGGCGTCCTCGTTTTTCGGCGCATCGCCGCCGGGTTTCGGTTGCCCCGCCCCGGTCTGGCTCCCGTACGTGTTGAAGAAGTAGGCGACGCGGGCCAAGTCGAAACTCGCCACCGCATCGTCGAACAGGTCTTGCCTTGAACGCCCGCTCGCCGGATCCAACTCGGCGAGCCACGTGAGGAACTTTTCGTCCTCGTTGAGTTTCCGCCAGACCGGCGCCTTGATGTCCAAGCCGTCGAAGAACTCGCGCTTCGAGCGCGCTGTATCGCGCGCCTTCAGGTCCGCGATGTCCTTGGCGGTCTTGTCGTCGGCTGCCGGGGGTTGGCCTGCAGGAAGCGTGAACGACTGAAGGAAGTCATCGACGAACTGATCGCCGTACTTTTCCTTCAGTTCCTTCACCTTCTCTTCGGACGGACGCGCCGCAGGAGCCGTAGGCGCCGAGCCGGATGGCGCGGCGGACTTCGACTCTTTCAGGCGGGTGTTCTCCTCGATCAGCGCGCGGCGCTCGGCGGCAAGGCGCGGGACTTCCGCGTTGTACTTGCCTTCAAGCACGTCGAACCGGCTCTTCCAGTACTCGACGGTTTCTTCCTTGGGCGCTGCAGCGCCGGGTGGAGCGTCGGGTGCGGGCTTCGCGGGTTGCGCGGGTTGACCGGGTGAGCCACCTGCGGGAGCCGGTTTCCCGGGGGTTCCTGCTGGCGGCGCGCCGTCCTTCAGAGCGGCGCGGCGTGTCACTTCTTCCTGCAAAAGGGCGTCTGCGAGTTTGCCCTGCTCTTCAACATTCCTTGGGAGGTTCATATTTCTCCGTGAGCCATCGAGCAGGCAAGGCGAGCCGGAAGTTGCGTGTCCCGGGTTTCGCTCTCACCGCTTGGTGATGGGGTTCACACTGCATCCCTCGCAACCCGCGAGGTAAGGGTCAGGCGATCACTCCAGACTTGCGCGTGACCTCCTGTGCTTCCGCCATGAATCGAAGGATGTCCCCGAGCGCGGCTGCGTAGCTGAGAGAGCAGGCGGCGCGATACGCGTCGGCCGAACACACGCTCTCCGCAGTGTTACGCGCATCCTCGCGCGAGGCTTCGATCCAAGCGAGAAATCTCTGGAAATCTTGGTTGCCCCCCAGCCGCGCGGCGGCATTGAGCAGCTGGGATTCTGGCTGTTTCATCCCTCCTCCTCTTGTTTCGCTTACGCGCCGCGCACCACGCCGATCGTGTACACGCCGGATGCGGGCGTCGGGGTGCCGGCCGTCGCGACGAATGTCAGCGCGAGCGTGTTCGCGGCGCTGACGCGCGCCGAGGTCACGGCCACGGCCGCCGTCTGCGCTCCTTGGTAGGCGCAGTAGATGATGCGGTCGGTCGTCTTGAGGCCCTTCACGGTGAAGGTCTGCTCGCCGACGCTCGGGCCGGCGGACAGCGCCGATGGGGCGAGGGTGCAGTCCTGCAGGAAGGTGCCCTTGTAGTCGCCGGATGCAGCGACCGCACGGGGAGGCGAAACGAGTTCGCCCATCACGAATTGTTCACGCTTGCTCATGGTCGTTCCTTTTGTAGTAGAGCAACATTCCCTGCGGGGTGAGCCGCAGGATCGGGCGGGATGCCCGAATCAGTCGGCCAAGAAAGTGACGGTGCCGGTGCCGCCGAAGCTGCAGTAGATCCCGTTGTCCACGCGGATCCCATTGATGTCCGGGCTGATGTCGCGGTAGCCGATCGCGCTGGAGGCCGGGATCACGGCGATGATCTTGCCAGAGGCAGCGGTGTTGTCGTAGATCGTGATCGCGGCGGCGGACAGCGCGGTGGTGACGAGCGCGCCCTTGTAGTACCCCGGACCCCTCCTGAGAATGCCGGAGGCGGTCATTGACGTGACGATTTCGGCCATGACTTACCCTTTCTTTCCGTAGTTGCGGTTGCCGTGCGAGCGTCCCGGCAGGTTGCTCTGGATCACGCCACCGTTGGCGTATTCCTCGAAGTCCGTGTTCACGTCGCTGGGCAGGCTGGTGGGGGCGTTGTCGCCCGCTTCGAGCGCGTCGCGGTTCGCGGCGTCCGCGAGCGCCAGCTTTTCGTCCTCGCTTGCCGGGGTCTTGGGCTTGTTGCGGGCGCGGATTTCCTTCATCCGCTGTCCGTACATGTACCCCGCGCCCACGCTTCCGGCGAATCCGAGAAGCGCGCCTGTGCTGCGGCGACGTGCCATGACTACCTCCGTTTCCCGTACTGGCGGTTGCCGTGCGAGCGCCCGATCATGCCGCCGTCCTTGTAGGTGTCGATGTCGTCCGGCTCGCGCGGCGGCGGGGCCTCGGTCGGATAGTCGATGTCCTTGTCGGCGCCGATGTTCGACTCGTCGCCCTTGGGCTTGCCGCCGCCCTTCTTCTCCTGCGACTTGGCGACCGCCTGCGCCGCCATCATCGCGAGCGGGATCCACCACATATCAGCCCCCGATCTTGTCGAGCGACGAGACCTTCTCGTTGTGGATCGACTTCTTCTTCATGTCGCCGTCGTAGCCGCCGCCACCGACGCCTCCGTGCGGCACCGGAATCTCGGTCTTGTGGCCGGCCTTGCTGCGCTCGGCGTACGTATCGGCTGGGGTCAGCACGCGTGTCAGGGTGGGGGTTTTCATACAATCTCCATCAGGATGAAGGTCAGTGCTTCCTCGTCGTCGTCCTCGGCGGCCTTGATCGCCAGCTGCATCAATTCGGCAATCTCGTCGTCGCGCGCCTTGGCCACCTTGGCTGCAGCCTCGCGCTTGATTTCCTCGGTCGCCTTGGCGACCCTTGTCCTCTCGGTGCTGGCATCCGAGCCGATGATCGGCGGGATGCGCACGACCTCCTCTGATTCTCTCTTCTCCGGCGGCGCTTCTGCCTGCTCGATGCGTCGCCGGGTGCGTTCCCTGACCTCGGCGATCAGGCGCTGGTAGTCGGTCTTTTCCCGGCGCGGGCCGCGAACAACCTCCGGCTCGCCACCGCCGATGTAGCCGCCGCCACCACCGGGAGCAACGACGATCCCGCAGTCCGTGTCGAAGCAGACGGGATCGAAGTTCTCGCAGACGAAATGCACTTACGCCGCCTTGCGCGTCGCTGCCGCCCTCTTGGGAGAAACGACGCAGTACAGCAGCGGGCCGGATTCCTTGATCTGCGCGACGTTGAAAAACGCGTCAAGCATTTCCTTCCACCACAGGATCGGCTGCTGGATCAGGTGCGCGTTCCGGCCGTCGGGCAGACTCTTGGAACTCGGCCCGGTGTGGATGACGAAGAACCCGATCTTCTTGGTGACGCGCCGCAGGTCGTCCAGCACCGCCAGCAGCTTGTCCGGCTCGATGTGTTCCAGCACGTCGGTACACACCACGAGTTCAGCCGGGCGCGGCGCTTGGTCCTTGCCCTCGATCGCCGGGTCGTACTCCCAAATCGGGAACGGCAGCGCCTTCGCGAGATAGCCTTTGCCGGAGCCGTAGTCCAGCACCGAGGCTGCCCCGATCTTGATTTTCATCCTCGCCACCGTCTCGGCGTGCCTGCCGCCGCCGACGCCGAAGGCGAGGTTGTCGCGATGCAGCTGCGCGTTCATCGCCCTGTACTCCTCTGAAATCAGCGTCGGCCGGATGGTCGCCACGATCCCGACGCCGCTCTGGTCCGGCAGTTGGCGCACGTAGGATTTCGCCATTTCCTGAATCAGCCCGCGACCGTAGAACGTCGCCCGCACCGAGGGCATCATGTCGAGTTCGTGCCAGATCTGCTTCACTGCCGCGATCAGGGCGAGCGACGTGTTCCACAGCCGTCCCGAGCCTTCCGGGTACTCGATCTGCTCCATGCCCTTGCCGTCCTGCAGGGGGTGCGCGGCGGCATGCTTCCTGTCCGTGCCCTCCGGCGCCGAGCCGTCGATGCCGAAGACGTGCTGATCCCAAAACCCGAAGAATCGCGCCATCGCCATGCACCTCTGCCCGGCGTCGATGCCGCCCAGCACCGTCCACTCGCCGCGCGGCAGCTTGTACTTGGATTCCTCGGTGCCCTCGAAGATGTGCCACATTTCGACCTTGTGGCCCTGCAGGAGGTCGAAGTACCTTGGATGCACAGTCGAGGCCGGCAGGTAGATCACGTCGGGGTGCGGGTCGCCCAGCAACTCGACCTTGTGTTCGCGCGGATCAACTTCCAGATGCCACGTCGGGATGATGCCGCGCTCGATCAGGAACTTGTGCGCGCCCGAGCAGGTGATGATGTACTTGAAGTTCCTGATTTCCTCCCACGTGTCCTTCAGGCTGGCGCCGAAGCCGACCACCGCGATCGGATCGTCGCGATCGGGATGTGCCTGAATTCGGCCGATGTCTTTGCGCCGCAGATTGACCTTGATCTGCTCGTCACGCAGCCAATCCTCGATGCAATACTTTGTGGGCGGCAGGTTCTTGAAGTCGAGCATTCCTACCCCTTTACAAAATCGTTGAGCAACACATCGTTCACCCCGACCGTCAGCCCGAGCGATGCGCCATGAGACCGGATCGCGCTGGCGATCTGGCTCTGGATGGAGTTGATCGTGCCCGAAAGGTCGATGGTCAGCACCACTTCCGCAGCCTCGTGCGCAGTCCCTACGGTGTCGATGAACAGGATGCTGTAGGTCGCCTCTACCGCTCCGACCACGGAAGGAGAAGGCTCAAAGCGTGTTTCGCGAATGATCGCCCTGTGCGCCATTACACGATCCTCACAGCCTTGATGTAGCCGCCCTTGATGAGAATTCCCGCTCCAGCAACCGACGTTTTCGCCATCAGTTGGAAGGTGCCTGCTGCGCTTGCCTCAAACACGCCGCGAAAATTCACATGGCGGCGGGAGTTGATGGTGGCGATGGAGGCCGAGGCCATGATCGTCTGCCCTGCCGCAACCGCAGACATGGCAACCACTCCCGCGCTATGGCCCGCACCAGTTTGCGAACCGCCAAGGGACATCATGTCAACGATGAAGTTGGCCCCGAGTTGCCCGAGGGCGGGCAGGGACGCACCAAACGCGAAGCCGCCGGAAGTAAGCGCCTCGTAGGCCACCCATCCATCGATCTCGTACACACCGCCAGCCGCGCACGAGATCGACAGGCTCGGAATGTTAGTCATCGTCGCTGCCGACACCGTGATCGAGGCAGCGCGGACACGGCGCTGCGTGAGAGCCTGCTCCGAGACGAGCGCTGCCGACACCACGTTGATCGCGCTCGCGGCCTGCGCGCTCACCGCCGAGAGTTCGGTGCTCGTCACCGATCCTCCACCTCCACCCTGCGGGGCTTCCGCGCTGATGCGGCGGGAGAGCGCATCCAGAATCGCCTGTAATCCGGTCGTGGACGTCGCGCCCGCAGACTCATGCGCCGACAGGTTGTTCAGGATCGAGAGCGCAGTCGATCCCTTGACGTCCGCCACGCTCGCCGCCTGGCTCGCGGCATTCGCTACTGACAGGGCGTTGCTTGCCGCGTTGTTGAGCGAAACGTGCGCCGCAGAGTTCGCCTGAGACAGCGCCGAGTGGACGCTGTTCAACTGGCTGATCTGCGACAGCAGGTTCGACCTGACGCTGTTCAAGTCCGATTGAGCATTCGAGGCTTTCGTATCTGCAACCGACGCAGCCTGCGATGCGGCGTTCGCCACGGACAGGGCGTTCGACGCTGCGTTGCTGACGATGCTCACCCCGTTCGCCACGGAATCCACTCTGGCCGACAGCCCAGCCAGCGCAACAGACGTGAGCGACATGGCCTGCGACAACGCGCTCGCCGCCTGCAAGCTCACAGCCGCATCGCCCGCCGAGACTTCCGTGCTGGTGACGCTGCCGCCACCGCCGCCCTGCGGGGCTTCCGCGCTGATCCTGCGAGACAGCGCGTCGAGGATCGCCTGAAGCCCGGTGACAGACACGCCGCCTGCGGATTCGTGGGCCGACAGGTTGTTCAGGATCGAGAGCGCGTTCGACGCGTTCGCGCCCGCCACGCTGGCTGCCTGCGACGCCGCGTTCGCCACCGAGAGGGCGTTCGAGGCGGCGTTGTTCAGGGAGACGTGGGCAGCCGAGTTTGCGTTCGACAGCGCGGACAGCCCTTGCGCCACCGAGTCCACGCGCACTGACAGAGCCGTGTCGGCCACGGACACCGCTTGCGACAGGATCGAAATCAGGTTCCTGATCGAGACGTGATCGACCGAGTTCTGCTGCGACAACGCCGACAGGTTGTTCGACAGCGTGTTATCGGCGGCGGCGCGGGCGGCGGTCTCGGCCGACAGCGCGTTCGACACCACGTTGACCGCCGCCATGATCGAGGCGTGGTCCACGGAATTCTGCTGCGACAGCAGGGACAGCTGTTGCGCGGTTGAATCCACGCGCACCGACAGCCCGGCCGCCACGATGGACAACTCGTCCGACGTGACCGATGCGCCGCTCGGCGCCCCGCTCAGCGCGGAGACCCGCACCTCCAATGCGGAAAGCGCGTTCGACAGGACATCGAGCGCCGCCTGCTCGGCCACCCCGAAAACCTGAACCGACTGATTCCAGTCGGCGCCGTAGACCTTGTTCGGGTCCGCCCCGGTACTCGGGGACGGCAGGACCTTGGCGTGCCGGGCAGACGCTCCCACGTTGGGACCCGGGTTCCGGTGTTACCCGGCCTCGCCCACCCCGCCCGGCACGGGTTCCACCGCGTTCTCGTCGCGCTCGTACTGCATGCAGCCGGGATCCTGCGCCGAGGCCGGCGGCCACGCCGAGAACGTGATCGGACCCGTCTTGGGGTTCACCCCGATCACGAACACCTTCGGCGACTCACGCCGGCATTGCTGGGACATCGCGTTGTACGCGAGGCACGTACCGCAGCACTTCACCATTTACTTTCCCCCTCCCGTGTTGTTCTTGGGCTTGGGCTTGTCGCCCTTCGCCTCGACTTCGACGACGACTTCCTGAGTTTTCCCGCTCTGCTTGACCTTCGCGCTCTTGATCTTGCCGCTCGCGTCGCGCACGAATTCAACGCTCTTGTCACCCGGGTCCGGCATCGCGATCTTCAGCACGATCGGCTGCGGCTCGGCCGCCTTGATCGCCTGCCCGTCGGGCGTGTTGATGATCTGGACCGGAGACATGGGGACAGGCTCCGTCTTTTCCTCGGCCTTCCGGTCCTTCTCGGCTTCCTTGCGCCCCTTGTCCTCGGCCTTGCGTACCTTCTCGTTGGTCTTGATTTCGGCCTGCAGCTTCTCCAGCTGCCGCACCAGCGGCGCCACCAAGGACTCGACCGCCTTGCGGCCCTGCTCGGAGGCGCGCGAGTCGTCGCGCTTGGCGGCGATCTTCTCGCGCTCCAGCTTGGCATGCAGGCGCGCCTCGTCCATGCGCGCGTCCGCCTCGACCTTGGCGCGCAACTCGGATTCGTGGATGCGCGAGTCGATCATCGCGTCGGCGCGAATGCGAGCCTCCTCGATGCGGGCGCCGATTTCCTCGCGGCGCACCACCATTTCCTCGGACTTGTCCTGCACCTGCATGGTCAGCTGCATCACCTCCTGCTGCAGCTGCTCCATCTGCGCCATCACCTCTGGCGGGATGCCGCCGCCCTGCATCGCCTGCTCGATCTTCTCGTCGCTCGGGACGATCGAGTCCACGTTCATCTTCAGTCCGCGCGCCAGCTGCCGCAACAGCGAGGCGCGACCCTTCGCGCCCATGATCTGCATGTCGATCGGGTTCGAGGTCAGCTGCAGGAACTGCTGGCGCTTCTCCTGCACGTGATCCATCACCAAGGCGCCCACGATGCCGGACGGGACGACCTGCATGTCGCCCTTGATGCTCTGGTCCGGGTCGTTCATCATCAGCCACTCGTACAGCGACGTGAGCATCGCGTTGATGCCGCGATCGAGGTGCAGGATCGCCTGCTTGATTCCCTTCGAGGCGTTGTCCATCAGCATCGACAGGCCCGAGGCCGTGCGCCCCGCGCCGCCCGTGGTGCCGGTGCCGTAGATGTAGTTCGGCACGCCCGTCACCTCGTCCGAAATACGCACGAAGTACTGCAGCACCTCCAGCAGCGGCTGCGCGTTCATGTCGGGCTGGAAAAACCGGATCGCCGGCTGCCCGCCGCCCGTCCGGTCGGAAGTCGTCTGCCACACCTTCCACGGGAACATCTGCGTCACGTTCTCGCCGGTCGGCAGGCGATCGACCGTAACCTCGACCTGCGGCCCGGAGGCCACGCCCATGTTGTTCGCCAAGGCGCGCCCCGAGGCGTTGCACATCGCCTGCGTGTCGGTCATCTTCTCGGGCAGCGCCTTGCCCCAAAACGCGCCCGGGGTCTGCTCGAAGCACATGCGCCGGTAGGGGCGGCGCCCGAGCGGGTCGGGGTTCAGGCTCGCGTAGATGACGTGGCTGCCGATCTTGATGACCTTGCACGGGTAGACCGTGTAGGGGTCGATCTTCTGCTGCATGCCCCACTCGTGGAGCAGCAGCCCGGGAATCTCGCCCCAGTACTCGACGCCCTCGATGATTTCGTTCGAGTCGTACCACGGGATGCGGCCCCCGAGGCGGTCCCTCTCGGTCTCGCCGTAGGTCAGGTTGCGCAGCCCGCCGCGCCGGTACTGCTCCATGACGGCCGTGATTTCGGCCGCGTTGTAGCCCGGCAGGCCGATCATCTTCGACAGCGAGCCGAGCGAGTAACGCACGCGCTCGCACAGGTAGCCGTCCTGCTCGTTCAGCGCCTGCGGGCTGGGGAAGATGTCGTAGGGACTGACGCGCTCGAAGTCCGGCGCCACGATTTCCACCACCACCGGGGTCCACCCCGCGCCCCAGCGCATCGCGCGCTTCTTGCGGAAGATCGGGCCTTTCACGAAGGCCGCCGGGAAGGTGCAGAAGTCGTGGATCAGGTCGTTGAACTGATCCGGCCAGTTCGCTTCGAGCAGGATGTCGTCGATGCGCACCGACATGTTCTCGGCGGCGCGCTTCGCCTCCTCTTTCATCTGATCCTGCAGCTGCAGGTGAATCTCGCGCATGCGCTGGCCGATCACCTCGCGCGTCACCTGCACGCCCTGCTGCTGCACCATCTGCGCTTCCATCGAGACCATTTCGATGATCTGCTCGCGCAGCGCGTTCGGCAGGCTCGGCTCGGGCGTGGGTTCCACGTCCCACGCGCGCTCGCCAGCGTTGAGCATCACGTCGCGGATCCACGACTCGGCCGCCGAGCATTTGATGTCGGTCAGCATCAGGTAGACCTCGCTGCCGCCGACCTTGCGAATCTCGGCCAGCTTCTCGGGGTCGTACTCGCCCCGACGCTGGCGATCGCACTTCAGCAGACGCTCGGTGATGTGCTGCTTGGCGGTGAGCGCGCGGTCGTAGCACTGCTGCACGTAGCCGGCGAGCGACGTGATGACCTGCTCGTTGCTCACCGGGATCGCGGCGAACTTCGAGGTGGCGCCCGGGGAGGCGCTCTCCTGCACCGGCCCCACTCGCGCGAGGTTGGAGAAGGATGCGGTCGCGTCGTTGCCCAGCAGGTTCGCCATAGATCAACTCCACGCCCCCGCGCTCACGCGCTGGACAGGTTGCGCCCGCACCGGATTCAGGTCCTCGCGCAGGTACATGCACAGGTACTGCAGCGCGTCGTGCGGGTGGGAGAACATGTTCTTGTCGGGGCGGTCGCGGTAGCGCGGGTACGGCCCCGAGGTCTGCAGGCGCGCATAGTGGTAGCCGCCGTTGAACCCCTTGCGCAGCATGCGGCAGCGCGGGTCCATGATGAACGCCGGGTTGTCGCCCGCCTGCGCCCGCAGGAAGTACGCCACGGCGTCGCGCCGTGGCAGGAAGTCGTTCGTCAGCGCGCCCTCGACCGCGAGGCCCAGCCCGGCCAGTTCCTGCTCGCAGGAACGCTCGTCGGTGGGCATGCGGCTGCGCCCGCTCGGGTCGCCGGTCGCCTCGATGCGGTACTGCTTGAACTCGTTCATCACGTCCGGGCGCACCACCTCGGAATAAAACTGGCGGATGCCCATGCCTTCCTTGTCGGCGCACCACTCGCGCAGCACCACCGCGCGCCCGAGCGGACCCAGCTGCCCGGCGAGGCAGGCCGGCGTGAGGCCGTAGTCGAACGACAGCACGATGGTCCGGCCCTCAATCGGCTTGAGTTCGACTGGCGACAGGTGTTTCGTCTCGGACCACTCGGGGTACACCAGCTGCCCGGAAAGGGTCGTCCCCCACTGCGCGAGGATGAACACCCGGATGTACTTCTCGCTCTTGCCGGGCAGCTGCTGGAAGTAGTACTCGTACCCGCCCTTCAGGTTGCGGATGTTCTCGGCCGCCGGGTTGGGCTTGTACGAGTCCCGCGAGTTGATGTCGCCGGCCACGTAAATCAGGCCGCCGGGCTGCCGGTACAGCGAGTAGGTCTCGGTTTTCTTCTCGACGTTGAGCGCGTAGATCCAGTGGTCGTCGTCGGGGAAGTTGGAATCGTAGATGACGCCGGTCCACGTCGCGCCGCCGACGCCATCCGGCGCGGGCGGGAAGCGGTTCACGCGCTGCGTCAGCATCTGCAGGATTTCGTCGTGGACCTCGGATGCCTCGTTGATCCACCCGCCGGTCAGTTCCAAGGACCGCAGCTTGCCGAGGTCCTCGGGGCGGTCGAGCGCGAGAAAGATCACCTCGATGTCCATCGCGGTGCCGTCGCCGATGTCGCCGATCTTTCCGCGAAAGGTGATCGGCGGGTCCCACTTCATCGTGCCGATGCCCTCGAACCATTCGAGCCACGTCTTGATGGTCGTGGTCTTCAACTCGCCGTAGGTGTTGCGGATCACCGCCCAGCGCGTGCGGCGCACACCCCTGCGGTCCGGCTCCTGCATCGATGCGCGCCGCATGATTTCCCAGCAGCACGACGAGGACTTGCCCGACCCGACCGGGCCGAGCAGTCCGCGAACGTAGTCGTTGGAGCGATGGAAATCCGCCGCCACCGGCCCCGGTGGCGTGTAGGCGACAAGGGCCGGTTGCGACACCCCTCCTCCAATTACGCCTAGGCCATCAGCACCTGCGCCGTGACCCGCAGCTTCAGGGTCGTCACGGTCGCGGTCGCCACCGACATGCGCACCGTCTTGTCGGACGAACCCATCGAGCGCGGGTACGTGGCCGACCCGTTGCCCGCCGTGGGCTGGGTGGTGGCGCTGATCGCCGTGCCCGCCGCGACGTAGATGCCCGTCGAGGCGCCCTCGCCCAGCCCGATCGTGCCGCCGCCGGCATCGGCCGTCAGGATCTGGTAGGTGAAGCCCTGCACGAGTCCGCCCGCCGGCAGGTTCAGGATGTCCGCTGTGTCGGACGTGGTGATGTTGCGCAGGGACGCGTCGAAGGTGTTCGTGTAGAACACGATCGCCGGGGCGCCCGGGCCGCCGGTCTTGACCTCGACGCCGGGGGCGATCGGGGCGCCGTTCGCATACGTGGTGTAGTTCGCCATTTGATGCCTTTCCTAGATGGTTGGATGGTGGGTGCTGCGGTGCTGCGGTGAAGCTACTTCTTCTTGCCGTACTCGCGCTGCGCCGTGACCTGCGTGAAGTGGTCGGAGCAGCCGCCGCCCGCGATGAAGTCCTTGCTGCCGGATTTCACCGGGTTGGTCGGGGACTTGGGACCCCCGCCCTTGCCTTCCCTCGGCGCGGACACCGAGCCGCCCGGGAACGTCGTGCCGCCGCCCGAGGTGTTCTTCGCAATCGATGCGCCCATGTTTCTCACCTGCCTTTCTTCGTGGATGAAACCTTGACCTTCGGATAGGAGCGCGGCGCGGCGTTGCCTGCGCCGACGATGCCGCCGTCCGCGTACTTGCCTTCCTTCCTGTCGGCGGCCACGTAGTCGGCCGCCACGTCCTGCGGGATCCCGACCTTGCGGGCGAACTCCGGGTTGTGCTTGGCCGCGCGCATCGTGCGCGCCTGCTTGGCGCTCTTGGACGGCATGGCTATGTCCTCAGATCCACCGCGATCACGTCATCGGTCGTGCCGGCCGCCAAGACCTGCTCCCGCTTGGCCGCCGCCCACTCGTGCGCCCGGTACAACGCCACGATCACCGCCTGCGCCAGCGCCCGCAGCTGCGCCTCGGTCAGCGCCACCGCCACCCCGTCCTTCGTCCTCCACGTGAACCCGGACGGCAGCGATGCCCCCGAGTTCAACAGCGTCAGCACCGCCACGAGAGCGTTCCGGTTCTCCGGCGACGCATCCCATTCCTGCCCCCCGACCACAAGGCCCCGCGATGCCCTCTCGACCAACCTCTCCTCGATCTGATCGAGCCGCCTTTGCTTGGCCTCCACGACCTCGACCTTCGCCATCACCCGCAGCAATTCCACCGCCACGGGCGTCACCGTGTACTGCGGCGCCCCCACCTGCCGGTAAAACCCACCTTCCCCCGCCGGGGTCACATCCACCAGCGGATAAATCCCCTTCGCCCGCAACCCCGCTGCATCCAACCCCCTGAATTCCGGGGGAATCCGCGTCAGGATCGCCTGCACCCCGCCGTCCCGCACCTTCGCATACATCAACGTCACACCTTCATCCCCAGCCAGAAGCCGAGGATCAGCACTGCGACGAAGGCGATGCCCGTCCACACCACGGACCATTCCGATTCCTTCAACGAATCCAGCAGCTTGTCGAACCGGGACTCGGCCTTTTCGTAACGCGGGGATCGTTTCATGGGCGTATC